CTCCGGCGACGGCTCCGGCTACGGCGACGGCTACGGCGACGGCTACGGCTCCGGCTACGGCGACGGCTACGGCGACGGCTCCGGCGACGGCTACGGCGACGGCTACGGCGACGGCTACGGCTCCGGCTCCGGCTCCGGCTCCGGCATAAAATTCTTTAACGGCCAGCGCGTCTATATGATTGACGATACGCCCACCATCATCGAGCAGGTGAAAGGGGCCGCCGCCCGTGGCTTCATCCTCTGCGACGATCTGACGCTGCGCCCCTGCTGGATAGCCAGGCACGGTAACTGCTTTGCGCACGGCGACACTCTTAAGGAGGCGACCCGCGATGCTATTGAGAAGTGGATGGACGAGCAGCCCACCGAGGAGAAGATTGCCGCCTTCGTGAAGGCCCACCCGGAGCTGGACAAGCCCTACGACGACCTGTTCAGCTGGCACCATCGGCTGACGGGGAGCTGCGAGTTGGGCCGACGCGAGTGGTGCAGGGAGCACGGTTACAAGCCCACGGATAGCATCACCGTGCGCACCTTCATCTCCCAGACTGTGAACTACTACGGCGGCAACATTATCCGCCAGTTGGCGAATGAATATGGTATGGATATTAAATAGTATTCTATGGACTACGAAAAGAAACAACCAACAGCAGATTGCATAGTAGCAAGACTTGTCCCCAGTTGGGGCAGTAGAGTATCATTACTTTTTAAGGCAACAGAGCCCTATGAACATTATTGTGATGAAAACGGGGTCGAGGTTCCCTGTGGAGCGATTGTGTCTTGGACTGATGTGGAACTACCACCTGAAAATGAGGATGAGAGGATAAGGAAAGAGATTATCAACTATATTCTTTACAAAGCGGATGGCGTTTCGGAAGAACAAGAACACTCTTGGATTGCCTACCTCGAAAAGCAGAAAGAGTTTCAGTTTGATTATCCCGGAATATATTTCTACGATGGAGAAAAACTGCATTTCCAAGGAAATCCTGCGATGGAAGAAAGGCAGGAAGAGCAGAAACCCAACATTGAGCTTATCCAGCGTTCATGGTATATGGAAGGCTACCACGATGGCAAATTTGAAATGGAGCCAATGTGGATTCTTGAAACGGGCGAAGGAGGTCCAAGGTATAAAAAGAACGAAAGATACGGACAGCCCCTTGAGCAGAAGTCTATCGAAGATGCAGCAAAAGAAGCAACAAAAGATAAGGAGTCTGCAAAAAAGTTTCTTAAGACCGCAGGAATTGTGGACGAGAATGGAAATTTGGCGGAAATGTATTGTTCAGAGCAAGAGCCAACAGAGATGGATAACGAAGAGATAGAACTATCTGATTTTGAAAGCGAACTCTTTTCTGCATTTAGCGACGGGTGGCAACAATATTTACACGGAGAGGAAGTAGATATGGCACAGTGGGCTAAAGAACATTCAGCTCAGCTCTTGAATGCGGCTAAGCTGGAATTGAAATCCGCAGAGTGGAGCGAGGATTATGACGAAGAAAATATACAGACTCGCTTTGCTTTTTATACCTACAAGGATGACCCAAGTGTACTCTACTTATCCAATGTATTTGTAGAGGAAACAAGCCGTAATCATGGGTTTGGAACAAGGATTCTGAGAGCAGCTGAAAAAGTTGCAGAGGTTATAGGCGCAATCACTATTCGCTTAAAAGTAAAACAGGATTCTCCTGCTAACGCTTGGTATCGTAAACACGGCTATGGCTATATAGCATTTGAAGATGGTTATGATTGGCTTGAAAAGACTTTAGAGTATATGAAACCAAGTAAGCAAGAGTGGAGCGAGGAGGATGAAAAGAATTTCTACTGGATTTCAACGCGAATTCAGCAAGCGAATATGACACCAGAGTATTCTGCGAAAGTATACGAAATATTATCCTGGCTGAAATCTCTCCGGCCTCAGTCTTATTGGAAACAGCTTTCAGAAAAAGATATTCTCGGAAGAGACAAGTGTTATATTGCAGTTCGTGATTCTGAACTTTCTGATGAAGAAAAAGAATGGGCATTTAATTTTCTGAAAAGATGTGAACCCAAATCTCATTGGAAGCCAAGCGAGGAACAGATGAATTACTTATGTGCCGTAGTTGATGAAGCAAAAAGAAAGCATAATATATCTGTAAGCGGGTATCCTCCTGCAAGAATCCTTGAATCACTTTACAACGACCTTAAAAAATTATAATTATGACGATGTATTTATTTATAACAAGTATGTCAATTATTATACTTGCGATAGTATTTGCGTCTACATGTGCTATACTTAAAAGGCTTGATGAAATTGATAAGAAACTGAAATAAAACATAGGGCGCGGTAGGCAACCAACAAGACGCGGTCACGTATTTGTGTTGCTTAGGAGGTAAAACGCCGCGCCCTTTTATTTAATTTAATTATGAAATACATTGACGCAGACAAACTGAAAAAACTCATTGATGAGAAATGGAAAGAACTTGCTGATAAGGGTGTAAAGGATGGAGGAGGTAAATATGAAATTGAAATTTACACATATTTGTCAGTATTGAGACTCATTGACTCTCTCCAGCAGGAGCAGCCAGACGATTTAGCGTCTTTAATCAGTGAAGCTACAAATGTTGCAAAGAGAATTGTTGACTGGGATTCTTTCTATAATTCATTACCACAAAACCTTCGGAATAAATACACTTCCAAGGCGTGGCGTGAAATTTTGGAGGCTCTTTCAACGATGAAAGGACAGAAGCAGCCAGAGAAAGCTAAAAAGAACTGTAATAGTTGTCCACATTGTGTTGACAGAAAAGACCAATATGGCTGGCATTTCAAAGGGTGTTTCGGTGGATCATATAATGGAAAGTTCATCGCCGAAATAGATGAGTGCCCTCTCCAGCGGGAGCAGCCAAAACCGAATTTAGAAAATGAGATTAAGGATTATACAGAAACCTTATATCAAGAGACATTCGGTAATGGCCAAGGCACGTTAGATGAGTTTGATTGGGAGGATATTGTCCAAGTTATTGATGAGACGGCTCGTTATTTTTACAATCTTAATAAAAATGATGCTTAAGTATGAAAGATTATCCTTATGTGTCCGGCTGGAGGCAGAACAAAGAAAACAATAAACCAGCAATAAAGCATTCCGTTCTTATGCTCACTACACACGGTATCGCGGAAGGAGAATGGGTTGGAAACGAATGGGTGCAATACCGTTGGTCTTGTAAAGTAAAGGATTCAGATGTTCTTTATTGGATGCATCTTGAAGATTTGACACAACTTGAAAAAGAAGGAGATTGTTTCCAGCAGGAGCAGCCAGAGATGGAGTTGGAGAAAGAAGTCAAACACTACATTAACGAGAATTTCACTATAACGGATGAAATTCAAGAGATTCCTGAAGAAGATAGAATGTATGGCATGGATAAAGGGGATATGTTAAAGATTGCTCGTCACTTTTACGAGTTTGGGCTTAAAGTAGGAAAGGAGGAATAGATATGTGGCCGTTTAAGAAAAAGATTAAGCCACTCAATAACACCATCCTTTTAAGGTGGAGGCATGAAGCACTTGGGAGACTAACTTTCTATGGTGGATGGAGCGGTTATTGGGAAACTCGTATCGATGGAATTAGATATCGTGGAGAAAGAATAAGCGGACTAAAATACATTAAAGGAGACTTTGGTACATTTATTCAAGACGCTCTCATTGATAGGGCAAGATTGAAAAAGACTCCATCTAAATATAGCGAAGAAATTGCTATGTGCAACTATGGCGGATATAGATATGTCTATGAGGATGGTAGTGTTCAACAGTGGAATTGGTAAAGCAAGAAAGGAGGAATCAAAATGAAAATACCAGATAAGATTTATGTAACTCCAGTTGGGACTTGGGATACCGAGCGTATTCCTGATTTGCAGGATAATATTTACATCCGCAAGGACACTCTATTGGAGTGGGCGAAAGAAAAGGCCGAACTTTACAAAGGGACGGCAAATATCAGGAGGTCGTTTGAAATGATGATTAGAAAAATCGAATCGCTATGACAACAGAAGAAGCAAGATTAACACTGCAAGATAATTTCGGTTATCTTTCTCAAGAACATCCAAGGATTCTTGAAGCATTAAGAGTGGCTCTTGATGCACTTTCTCAGCCTTTCCTGCCTTCCAATCTTGATGAGGTGGCATTAAAGGCATATCCAAAGATGCCTCGCCTATCTGAACCTCACGGAGTAATTCCTGCGGATAACAAAACACACTATCTAGGCGATGCAAATGAAGAAAATAGGGCTGCTTTCAAAACTGGTGCAAAGTGGATGGCGGAACAAGGGATATCTTGTGAAGCAGAGGCAGTAAAAGATGTTGGTGTTTCGTTCCTTAAAGGAGCATTAGAAAAAGCCACTAAGGAGTTTGATGGTAAGATTATTGTTCAAATCAGAAAGAAGGAGGAATAATTATGAAAGGAACATTTAATCAAGGATGGTGGAATTGCTTTGAGCATTTTGCAGCAGAACTGCTCAGTGTAGACCAATATATGGACGACTTATGTGTTAGTGTTTTGACAGGAGCTGGAATCACTAAAAGGGAAGCAGGTTATTGGCTTGAACACTCGGATTGTCCGTATCAAAGAGTTATTGATGTTGTTAGGCAATATTGGTTAAAATAAAGCAAGAAAGGAGGAATAGAATATGGCTACAAAGAAAATAACACTGTTCCGTCAAGGGAACAACTATGGTGCGGAATTTCGTGATGGGGATAAGATAACATCTTGGAAAGAACTCACAAAACAAGAACAGGAAGATTTACTTGGTGCAATGGCATCGATGTATGAATTTTTCTATCGATTTTTAAAGGAGGAATAGAATATGAGACCTGAAGAATTAATGATTGGGGATTATGCACAAGTCAATCGCGACGGGCTCTGTATAAATAAAGACACCATCGTAGAGATTAGAGAGATAGATGCCAACAATACGTTTAATACCCACATAGGAAGTGCTTCTTGCCGACCATTGGATGATATACAGTACGAAAATGGTATATGGTGTGACGACCTTAGTCCTATTCCCCTTACCACAGAAATCTTGGAGAAAAATGGGTTTATAAAGCGATATGATTATCAATGGGAATATCGTGATAATAGTTGCGCGATAGTTGTCAATATTGCTCCACAAATTGAGATTGACGGGGAGGCGCTCGGAACGCCACCTATCAATGTGAATTTGGAAGGTGCATTGTTTGATATAAATATAACATCTGATATGTGTGTCCACGAACTCCAGCACGCCCTACGCCTTTGCGGGATTGATAAAGAGATAGAACCATGAAACGCAACAAACAATTTGACAAACTTGTAGCACGCATTCCTCAGGAGACGATGGATCGTGTCTCGAAGGAGATGTCCTGTAAGTGGTTTAGGGGTGGAGATTGTGGGAAAGGATTGCCGGGAACACCTTGTAAGGCTGTTGGCTGTGCTGCTTGGGTAGAATATCATGCAAAGGAGGAAAGCAAATGAAAACAATTCAAGAAATTATTAATAATTATGAGATATGGGGAACCCCCATTGATGACAGATTTGGGAAACGCCTGTGTCAGTTTCTTACAGTGGACCAAGTTAAAGAAATTGGTTTTGAGTTTATAGAAGAATATGCAAAAACTCATAAACCAAAAGAGTGGACAAGGGAAAATATTCTTGCTCAATTAAAAGAAGATGTGGAGTTTGGTTTTGAAAAGGCACTTGACCAGCGTAGTATCTCATCCAGTCTTATGTTTGATGTTGTTCTAAAGTGGAATAGGGTGCTTGAAGAGGGCCTTGAAAACTGGAACGAAGATAATTATAGATGCTATGGACTTCCTTTATTCAAAGCCACTGCAGTAAAATACGAGTGGGATAATCCTATTGGGGATGATAGTGGTGGCGAGAGTAAATATATAGAATAAGGGGAGGAGTAGAGTATGGCCTCTTATGGTATCCGTAAATCAAATGCTCTCCACCAGCATTGGACTTGGAAAAGCGGAACGATGAAACCAAAGGTCCAATTCAAGACGATCAATGATTGTTTGGAATTTATGGATAAACACTATATCGATAAGAACAAATATCATCCTTATGTCTGCTCAGATTGTGGAATGTGGCATATAGGACATAATAAACAATAACCCGGCGAAAGCCTAAAAGAAAAAGAAGATGATACCTACAGGTAATGGATACTACAAGGCTGGCAAATTTTGGAAAGCCTCCACACTTTGGAATGCAGTAAAGAATAAAATTCCACAAAAGGTAGAAAATAGATATATTCTTCAAGAATGTACATGGAATATCTGCATACTTCAAGATTTTGCCGAAGAAATGCGCATAGTGCAAGGAGTTAATCTTGACTATCCGATAATTCTTGACATGAATGGGCATATTCTTGATGGTGCGCATAGGGTTGTAAGGGCTTATCTTGAGGGAAAGGATATAGATATTGTCTATCTCGGTGATGATGAGTGGCCAGAACCCGATTATGATGAATACGAAGCCATAAAAAAAGAGAAAGAAGATGAGAACAACGGATCTTATGCTCGGTGACATTATCACCTTCAAAGATAGTGTAGAAACAGATGAAACCACGATTCCCGTAAAAGTGATTGCACTTGGCTATCAGCATCATGGGAACGAGAACGAGGCTCTTGTTCAGATAGATAATGCCGAAGGCAACGACATTGTGGAGATAGATGATGAATTTGTAGGCTATCCTCTCACTTCCGAAATTTTGGAGGAGAACTTCCCGGAACCGACAGACGGTCTGACTTGGTTCCCAGAAGAAGGCGGGTTCAACTGCCACACCTACGTTCCTAAGTGTGAAATCAACGCTTTTGGACTTTTCAAGTATGTCCATGAACTCCAACATGCCCTTCGTCTTTGTGGAGTTGAAAAGGAGATAGAATTATGAAGCGATGGTTGAAAAGGCTATTCTGCCACCACGAATATGAGGCCGTTTACGGCGGCCTTGCTTGCTATCCATCAGCATGGTTAAAATGTAAAAAATGCGGTAAAGTTAAAAAGATATGACACAGGAAGAAAAATTGCTTTTATTCAAAGATTTATGCGCAAGACTGCCTTATGGCGTCATCTGCCAGTTATCATATAAAACAACATCAATAACCGAAAAATTAGGACTCGGAGGGCTTGGGCATTTTATTGTAGGTGATATGGCTGTCAAGCCATATCTCCGTCCAATGTCAAGTATGACCGAGGAAGAAGAGGATGAATACATGATTGCTCGGCAAAAAGATATTGCAGAGGCATATATTCACACAACCCCTCAAAATGCTATTGATTGGCTCAACTCTCATCACTTTGACTACCGCGGACTGATTGAGAAAGGGCTTGCTCTTGAAGCACCATATGGTATGTATAAAACCGAATAAGGTATATAAAAAGGGAAAGGCAAAATTATGAAAAGAAAACTTATAAAAGTTACCCACAGAGATGGCAGTATTTCGTATACAATTAAAGTAAGAGTGTTCCCATTTATATGGGTAGTAGGGCGTGAAGATATGGGACTTTACGAACTAGTGTTCAAAGATATGGATTTTGAACATGCAAAAATGGTGCTTAAAAGACTTAACAATGAGGATGTAGAGCGTAGAGGACATGAGATAAAGTGTACTGAAGTAGTAAAAATCGAGGAGAACTAATCATGATTACAGAAGATTTCGTCAGCTTTGACGTTGCTAAACTTCTTAAAGAGAAGGGGTTTGAATATAATCCAGACGAAAGTTATTGGCTCATTGATGCTAATAATAAAATGTATTGGGTAAGTTGTATTGGTGCTTACGAGTATGTAGATGTTCCAACTAAAAGTTTTCAAAGACCTAAAAACGGATATCGACTAGTAACACAAGCAATGGCAATGAAGTGGTTGAGAGAAGTGCATAATATATTTATAACCATAACATTTAGATTTTCACGCAATGCAGATAACGATATAAATTTTAGTTATTATGCAGAAAAGTATGAAAATCATTATGGTTACGGAGATGGTGAATTCAACTCTTATGAAGAAGCCTGTGAAGCAGCTATTAATTATTGTCTTGAAAAATTGATTTAGATATGGAACTAAAAATTCTCTCCCTCAATGTCCGTCTCTGGACCAAAGAGAACAACCCATTCAAACCACACTTCTGGTTGTGGAGAACATTTAAACAGGCGAGGCTGTTCCGCAGGGAGAATCCCGACATTATCTGCTTACAGGAAGTCGAGAGGCCGGTGGGTAAGTTCCTGCTGGGATTGCAAGATTATGTGGGCTATGGCACTGACACAAGGTTGCCGATATATGTCAGGAAGTCTCTTGACACCTTGCCGGTGCGGATAAACGGAGGAAGGCCCGAAGATAACGGGCACGGAACAAATCAAATTTGGCTGTGGAGTGAAGAATACTACAATCTGCAAATCGTGAACTGCCACCTTTCGTGGGAGGCGGATAAGCACGAGACGGAGTATGAAGCATTCTTGTCCAATAGCATTGTCTGCGGGGATATGAATGTCGGCAGAGACAGGTTCATAGAGAATCTTAAGGAATACGCGGGTCTTAATGGTGAACACTTCTTTGTTTACCCCAAGACACCGGAGGGCCCGACTTACATCAGCTATGCAGAGCCTGTCAAGTATCGTGGTGACATAGACCAGTTCGCCTTTATCGGTATGTTCCCGCCCAAAGCTGAGGTTACCATCCTGCCTGACAAGGTAAGTGACCACTTTGCAATAAAATGCAAGATAATCTTGTGATACCTATTATATTATTTACTATATTTGCCGCAGTTCTTTGAACAACCCCTAATGATGTCGTAACCCCCGTGCAAGGCCGGTGCAAGAGCTTTAACGAGTAGCGTAACTTATTAGGATTCAAAGCCTTAAAGCGTTTATTTAATGCTTGACAGGCAAGAGGTCACTGGTTCAAATCCAGTAATCCTCACAATAAGAATCCAAATAGTTAAGTTGCTGTAAATAAAGCACTTAAATCAATAGAAAGGCCGTTGTTACGCGAGGTAACAGTGGCCTTTTTGCTTTATTCGTCTTGCATTTTTATTGCGTTTTATTGCACATTATTGCAAGAATCGGTGCAAAATCTGTGCAAGAGATTTTTGGCGAAAGGCCCACTGGGCGACGATAGGAGCGGGATTCCGTGCTTTAACGCCGGCAATCTCGGTGCAAGGACTGACAACGACAACCAAAACAAACACACTATTATGGCAACGACAAGATTGTTTTTAGACACCAGGACACTGGATTCTTCAGGGTGCGGAACACTCCGTCTGAGGATATCCCACCGCAACACATCCACCAGCACTTCACTCAACATCAAACTGCGCCCAGACCAGTGGGATGGTGCGCAGATAGTAAACCGCCCCGACAGGAAAACGCTTGATCTCATTGCGCAGAAGCGCAAGTCCGACGCGGATATGGTTCTCTTCCGCATGGAGTCCGGCACGATACCCATGCCCAGGAGCGCGACCGAACTGATGGCACAGATAAACGAAACGCTGTTCCCGGAGAAGTATGCACCCAAGGTCATCACCTACTATGATATATACAGTAAGGTGGTGACGAAGAAGAAGGGCACCACAAGGACCTGCTTTGAATGCGCCTACAAGAAGATGCAGGCTTTCGACCCACACATTGCAGACAAGACCTTTGACGAACTTACCCTGCATTGGTTTGAGGATTTCATCGCCTTCATGGAAAGAGACATGAAATGGAACGGTATGCGCAACTATCTCCGCACCATAAGGCATGTATTCAACTATGCACGGGACGAGAACATAACGACCAACTATCCCTTCAAGAGAATCAACATGAGCCCCAAGGCGACGATAAAGCGCACCCTCTCCCTCGACCAGCTCCGTCGGCTCAAGGATATGGAGCTGCTGCCCTGGCAGGAGGAGTACCGCGACATGTTCTTCCTTATGTTCTATCTTATAGGCATAAACGCCATAGACCTTTTCTACGCGAAGAAGACGCAGGTGGTTAACGGAAGGCTGGAGTATATCCGTTCCAAGACAGGCAAGCCCTACTCCATAAAGATTGAGCCCGAGGCGCAGGCAATCATAGACAGGTACGCGGGCAAGGAACTCCTTGTCTCTCCCTGCGAGCGTTATGCGGATTACAAGGACTATCTGCATCACATGGACGAGGCCCTCAAAAAGATAGGTATGACCTATCGCCCAGGTCTACCCAGCGAGGGCAGCCCCGCCTTCCCCGGGCTGACCTCATACTGGTCCAGGCATTCGTGGTCCACGCTCGCCTACGAACTCGGCATATCCATAGATATTGTAGGGCAGGCGCTCGGGCACTCTGACGACGAGCACGCCATAACGATGGTGTATATAAAGAAAGACCGCCGGAAGGTGGATGAAGCCAACCGGGCGGTCATTGATGCAGTAACGGCAGACGGCTACTCGCCGGAGTTGAGGTAACGCCAGATCTTCTCCTTACCGAAGGGGTTGTCCTCGTCTTTCAGCCAGCAGACTGCAAGCTCCACGATTTTCTCCTCCCTGTCGGGCATCTCCTCTCCCGCGAACCACTTGGTGATGAGCGGGCAGTAATCGCTCTTAATCATCTGGAGCGTCACATAGAAGTCCCAGAAGTTGTACTCCGGGGGAAGGGATGCCTTAATGGCGGAATAGACATTCTTCACTTCTTCGACGCTCCAGTATGGAGCATACCGCTTATTGCCTTCCTTATCCACATAATACATCTTCTTGACATCTTCAAGAGCGTATTCCTCGTTGTAGTGCCCGCCGTTGATGGCGTTGTAGATCTTCCGCATGACGGCTGTCTTTTCCTCGTCCGAGAGGAACTTCTCGAATGCGTCGGAGACGGTCCTGACCGTTTCCCACATGGCCGCTTCGCCTTTGCCGCTGCCGTATTTCTTCGTTTGTTCATAAAGTGTCATAGCTATCTTTTGCATTTAGGACACGCCATGCCCACCGGCTTGGGGGTTATCGGTACTGCCGGCCTCCTTACCGGTGGCATGACCTGTCTTGGGGGTTGATAATATCTGTTCATATTTATTGTTGTATGCCGTTGCAGCAATGTCGTACAAGAGCGACAGCCACAAAGCAGAATAAGCACATAAAAGGGAGGTCGCAACCGACAGGAGCAAGCCGTGTCCAGAGAAGAGCAGATAGGGGAAACAAGACCAGAAGGTGAGGCATTTGGGGCAGGACAGAAAGACCACCCGCACTCGCAGTGTCGTTTGCACCGCCTCGCTCAGACCCATCTGGATGAACAGCACGCAGCTCACCAGTATCAGCGCGACCTCCGTAACCATCGTCTACGCCTTCTTTGCGCCGTTAGCCGCCGCGGTGGACGCGAGGTTGAAGGAACCCACAAGGGACACCGCGTTGGTCACGCAGCAGCAGTCCTTGACATTGGTGGGGCTGGCAAGCACCTCGCCAGCCGTGATGGTGGGAGCCACGGCAGATGCCACGGGGACGCTGACCACCGCCCAGACATTCTCCGATACGGGGCAGTTGCAGTTGCATCCGCATGCGTTCTGCCCTGCGCGATATGGGAGGTAGGTGCAGGTGCCGGTGATGAGGACATCCACGACATAGCTGTCGTTGCCTACCGCCTTGGGAGCGTCAAGCGCCTTGTAGTTGAGGGTGCCGGTAACGGGGTATGCTCCGTTGGCGCATATCTTCCTGTTGCCGCAGGTGTAGTGAGTGAGGTCAACGACATAGGTCGCATCCGTGGCGGTAGCACCGGGCACGGGGATGCATGTGTTGACATAGGTTTGACCGTTAAGGTAATTTCCACAAGCCATAATGAAAGATGTTTAGATCGTTAATGATGAACTCCTATTGTCTGCACCGAGTTCGGATTGTGCTCCTTCTTTCAGGATGGGGTTTATATCGTTTGAATCGAAAGCGGACAGCTTGTCTTCCAGCAGGTCCAGTCGTGTGACTATAACCTCCTGGTTCTTCATCATTGCATAAGTCCTCTGCGCCGAGCAGTATATCTGCTGCTGGAGGGAACAGACAAGGCAGTTCCCGTCACATGTTTTCTCTGCCATATTACTTGAAATAGTTTGTTACCAAAAAGTTGTTTTTCCATTTAGTCACGGCTTCCGCAATCTTGTTGGCGGACACCGCGATACCATTGCCCGCCATATCGGAGATGAACTGCTTTATCGCAGTGGCGGCTTTGTCCGCCTCCTCCTGTGAGTCGGCATAGACATTGAACCTCAACTCATATCCTTTCATGGCTCTATCCGTTTATCGGTGGCAGGGGAGCTGTCGGAGTGGTCACCCCTTTTCTTGAGGAAATGATGCCCTTGATAAAATCTACGCCCTGCGAAAGCATGTCCTGGTTCTCGCGCAGCCATGCCATAAGCCCCGAGACCTGCTCACCCATGTTCTTGATAAAGGGTTTCTGCTCGGCCTCGAGGGATGGGATGTCGTCCATGCCCTTGACAAGGAAATTATACATCTTCTCTGCCTTGTCCACATCCAAGTGGGAAAGGTATAGGCATTGCTGCTTGAGTGCTGACTTGCTTGTAGGTTTTATCATGCTGATTGCCTCCATGAGTTTCTCCCGCTTTCGTTTTCCGTTGAACATAAAAAATTGTTTTACTTTTCTTATATGAAAGGCGGGAGCCGTACAGCCCCCGCCAATCATATACCTATGTGATTGGTTACTTTTTATATCTCCATCTATACCCCTTATAAGTCTTGCTCTGCTTGTCGCCCTTTGCACAATGAATGATATTACAAGCGTAAATACCGAGAGTATCTGCGGCTTCCTGAACACTATTGTATTCTGCAATTACATCTTTCCCGTCTTTTGATAGTTGTTGAATTGGTCTCTTGTTTGTTGGCTTTTTCTTAACCGTAGGCGCAATTCTCCTTTTTGCACTGCCATCATAGGCCCAGATGAATCCGCCAGCACTGAATCTCTCTCCCCGGCAAACCTTCCCAATACCATCGCAACTAATGCCAACAAACTCTGCGGCATCACTTAAACAATCAAAGGTGCGAGCATACTCACCGTCTAATGAGTACATCCTAACCTTCCTTGAGAAAGGGTTGTCTGCTCCTTTTTGAGAAATAAATCTACTTGTATCCTCTAACATTCTTGCCCTTGTAATGGTATTGTTTTGATTCTCTTTATGAGTTACCCATCGAAGATTGGATACATCATTATTTCTTTTGTTGTTGTCTATGTGATCAACCTCCGGTTTTCCTTCGGGGTTTGGAATGAAGGCTTTTGCCACAAGCCGGTGAATATATCTTTGTGTTCCCTTTCCTTTTCTAAAAAGGCACACAAAAGGATATCCGCTACCAGCGAGGTGGGATTTTAATTCTCCGCCAACCTTTCTATTAAATCGGTCATACCGTTCTGCTGATATTACGCGACCAGTAGAAGTAATCCAATAAAGGCCCTCAAAGCCTTCAATCCATTTCCTTTTTTCTTCCATACTTACACTATTAACATTATAGCGCAAAGATAATAAAAAGGAGTATAAATGTCAATATTTCAAAGAACTAAATCACAAGGTTTGGTGGCTACTCACACCCGCCAGGGCACGAGCAAGGCTTGCTTGCACTGTAAAGGGAGACTGGAGTGGGATTCAGCGAGGAGCGTCCGGTGATAGCATCCGAGAAGGTCTGCTGCATCACGGAGTTGACTGCTGAAAGTTCAGCCGCCTGCTGTGCGGTGAGAGTTCCCTGCTGCGAGCCGCTAACTGTGTCAGTTATTGTCTGACTGATGGTCGTGCCCTGGGCGACACGCTCTGCACGCTCGGTTCCGAGGAGGTTCGCAAGGCTGCTAATCTGGGCGTTGTTGGCGGCGAACTGCGCATTGGCAAGGTCGCGTATGCCATTAGCCTTGGAGTTAGCAACGAGCGGGCCGAAGATCCATGCACCGATGGCGGCGGCAGTGCCTACGCTGCCGAGGACAAGACCGGCTACAGCTGCACCAGAAGGGCGGCGAGAGGACTTCTCGCTGACCATAAAACTCTCATAAGGGGAAAGACCCCAATGGTTCATTTCTTCTGCCATAGCAAATAGAGATTAAAATTAAACTTCGCATCAAACGGAAATCATCCGTTCTTGATGCAAAGTTCTCTATTGTACTTGGCCTATGAAATGTTGTGCCTTTATTCCTCTTCTTTATTGTGTTTCAGCCACTTGGCTGGCACCGCCTTGAGGATTGCGAGGAAGGGGTATAGCACAATCCGCCTGGGTTTGGCAAAGACCTTCCTGTTTATGACATGGCGGACATTCTCCTCGCTCGTTCCAAAATAGTGCGCCATATCCTTGATGCTGCCCATGGTGTTCATGTCGCCGGCAAGAAGTTTTACTCCCGCCTCCAATTCCTCGGGCATGCAAAGGTTGTTGTCCACCTTGTATTTATAGAATCCGAGCATCTCGGATAGCAGTTCCTGGCTTGTCATGGGTTAGCAAATACTTTATAGGCAGAAACGATAAACAATAGTATCATTATTGCCGCCGATATATTGAATAGTATCGCAGTGCCGACACCGAAGTTGATGATGCTGTCCAGTGTGAGCAGCAGGGGAGACACCAGTGGTGTGGCGCATGCTACCTTATGCCAACTGCATAGCTTCAATATAGACGAGTAGATAAGATGTGAGGCCACCATTATCGGCGACACATAAAAGAAGGCGTCAAGGTAGCAGAGAACGATGTCCGGTAGCTTCAGGTTGTAGATAACGAGCAGGGATATATACCCGAACAGGTACACGAAGGGAAGTAGTTGCACCATCCTCGTTATCCTGCGCAGGACAAGTACCAGCCCCTCAACGACGCCTCTTGGGTCTTTCTCTTCCATTTACTACTGCGCTTGGATGAAGTGCTACTTGCGCTCTTGTGATGCGGGGAGTCCTTGCGGGTGCTGCTGCCCTCTGCGGGGCGAAGACCTTCTGCCGTACCGGCGTAGGGACCGGCGCACTCTTTGCTTGTTTAACTCTTGCCATGTCTTATTAGTTTATGAAAGGCCAGACAATAACGCCGCAGACCGAATATGCAACCCTTGCCCACAACGGCTGCGGATAGTTGAGGTCCACATCTTTCGTGTGGTCTCGTTTATAGCCTATAGCATAGAGGGCGTTGTGTGATGCCCATTCAAGTTTGAGGGAACACATGGAACGCTTCCATACATCACTGTGTGGATGGAGGTTCTTTATCCTTGCAAGGACGCCGGCAAAGCGCTCCTTCTCCACGAAGGCAGAGTCCACTATGTGGAGATTGTTCTTCGTTATGGTATACTTATTCATATCTTCGTTATAATGAATTTGATAAAGGCAATGATGTACTTGCGATAGGCGAAGGCGATGATTGCCAGCAACCACCAGAATGCATTGATCTTAAACTTCTGATGCCATTTGAGGGGCTTCTCCACCTTCTGCACTATAACCTCCGAGGCTTTCTCCACTATGGTGGTGTCGTGCACTTCTACCGTGTAAGGCACCTTGATTATCTGCGGTATGCTCTCCAGGGAGTGAGAAAGGAAGCCGTCAGTGTACGATGCGTCACTCACGGCATAGGCGTTCTCAAGATGTGAGGCGGTGTCGCGGGTTACGACCTTTTCCACTATCTTGGGTATCTCCAGTGTCGTGGTGTCGTGGATGATGCGGTCACGGTACACGATTGAATCTTTCTGGACCGGCTGGGCCTTCCTGCATACACCGCACGAGGCGAGCAGGAGGATGGTGAGTATGAGTATTACCTTTTTCATATCAGCTTCTGAACTCGTTTCTTATTACCTGCTCCACTGCCTTGACAGTATCCAGGTCAAGGGTGTTGTCGCATCCGAGCCTGCCTATGGTCTGCAGCACGAAGTCTTCATACTCTGCAGAGAGGTTGAGGTCGGAGAGAATCTTGTCTATGGCTTTCTGTCGTGTCATACCTTGAATCCATATACTTTATCAGTTATGCCGTATTGATTTAGGCAATCTATGTGCAGCCAGCTCACCCCTTCCTCTATACGCACCTGGCAGGGGAACAGATTGGCATTGGCCTTAATCATCTGCCTTGCTTCCTCTGCCTTCAAGCCTGAGACATCAAAGTCTCCAGCCTTCCCGAGTACATGGGCGGAGAGGTACGGCGCCTTCTTGCTCTTTACGAGGTCGCAGCAATTACACCGCAGACCTCTCTGATGCTTGCTCCTTCCGTTGCAGTACATGGCACGCTTGAAGATGTCCCTTCGGAGGATGAGAAGACAATGCAGGAAGTCCGTGTCAAGGAACTGCCAAGACTGCTCGCCCCACTTGGCATACACATGGTCACAGACCAGTTCTGCCGCACTGAAATACTTCTTCAGCGCATCGATGATTTCATTCCTTTCCATCGTTATCCTTACCTTTAATGAACTCATCCGGATTGATTTCAGTGCCAATCTTCTTGCTGAAAGCCTTGATGATGACCTTCCATAGGTCAACGATTGACATCTCTATGCCTTTGCATTCAAGGTAGTTGCCGATGATGCTGGCTATCTCGTTGAAGTAGACTATGCCGAGCATACCCCACTCTATCCAGCGGATGCCGAAAGCAAGAGAGGCGGTACTTGCAAGCACGCACCAGCAGACATACTCCACCATCTTACCCAGGGTGCCACGGATAGCCCGAGAGAAACGGGGTCTGTCCACCCTGTTGTTTGTCTTGGCATACCTGTGCTTCGCGGCCTTGATGCCCCAGTCGAGGTCAAGGACTATAAGCGGTATGGCCACTATCAGATAAGGCACCATCTTCACCATCGAATCTCCAAAGAATGCTATCGCCGTAGCGGTCACTCCACTCTGCACAACGACATTGGCCGAGTTTTGAATATGTTGTACGGCAGTGGTCATACACATAAATAAGTTATCCAGCCAAAGAGCACCAACCCCGCGGCAATACCGATATTATCACAAATTAGATCGTGCCAGGTTGCCGTTCCTTCCTGAATGCTCTTATATAAGGAATACCCCGCGCAGAGTGCTTCCATAAGTGTAACGGAAAGGCACTGGCCTACAATCTTGTTTGGAACAAAGATAAAGAACACAGGTGCGAATACGAGGAACAGGAAGGCGCAGATAGATATGTGAAGCCATCCTTCGGGTTTTGCCCAGTTGTAAAATTTAGTAAACCATTTCATAATACTATAATTTTATTCGTTAATTTTCCTTGCATACCTTATCTCTGCCTTGAACTCAGCAGATATGGGTGATACTTCCTCAGTACCTCCGAGCTGAGGGAGATAGGTCATATCCTCGTTGATGTCTGTTTCGATGGGGTCGGCAAGAGGATAGTCGAGTTCTACACCGGACATAGCTGCCTTAAAGTCGGCGGAGGAGAGAGAGGATATGGAGTTGTCGTAAATAATGATGTTGCCCTGCGCTACATGGCCGAAAGTTGTTATCCCTTCTGTCAGACCAGATGGATTTAGATTCTCCCGCGTAGTATATTTTGCGCACAAAATGCTCATAGTCCCGGCAGGTATAGATGTTTGCAAGCCGGTCGTGAAGAAAACGGGGTAATTATAAGGCCCAGCCGTTGATTTGCCCCAAGTTAAAGACCCCAAATCCACCACTGCCCTTCTCTGCACCTTCTTCTTTGGTCCAATCTCGTCATAGCTGTCACCTACACCACGCAGTCCAGTAGGGAAATGCTTAAGGATAGGCAGACCTACATCACTGTTGTGGTGAGGGAAGTACTGGCCATTGATAGAAGAGTCGCTTATGTTGATGCAGATGTCGTGATTGTAGGTGGGGTTGTCGGCATTAGTCTGCGTAAATAAATTAAAATAGCATTCGTTGCTATTGGTAGTAATTATACGACTTTGAGATGCGGAGTAGTATGCCCTTGTAAAGTTTAGGTTTTCATCATAGAATAAGATAGCAATATCTCCAAGTAAATAATAAGATGTCGTCGGCAAACATTTGCAAGGGTGTTTTGACCTAATTCTATTTTGATCCCCATCGTATTTTTCACCGGTGGTTGAATAATACGCACCCACTTCCCACTCTTCGTCCCACTGATTAACTCCTCTTGTTACAATCTTCTCCGCCTTGACTGGCAGAAGAGAGCCCGCATCGTAAGGAGCAGTGAGTGCTTCTGGATGCATAGAAAGAAACTCTTCAACGGTTGAGGGCTCGTTACCTTCTCCGTACATCTTGGTGAGGTCGATGAGTTTAGGAACGAATACAAGTCCCGCAGTGTCTAACCCGCTGGCGAGAAAAATACTCAGCGTATTTAAGTCAGAATTTGATGCAGTGATAATTTTGCCTGCGCCAGTTTCGCCAAAGCCGTTAGTGCTATATCGGAGATTATAAGTGGTTAAAGAGCCTCCAGATGGGCAGCCTTTCAAAAAGTATTTATGCCCAGTAACAACGCCGGTGTATGTAATACTGTAGGTATAATTGCCGGAAGCAACGCCAGAGAGACTGATTCTGCCGTTCTCCATTGTAAATGTAACCCCCGCAACCGTGACTGTGCCATCGGTGACATCCACCAGTTGATTCCACACCTCCGTCTTACCATAAATCTTCTCTATGGTAGCTGGCCCGTCCCCTCCAGACTGCCTCCTTGCGAAGGTAGCCAAGACGATCTCTGCAGATGGTAACCACTCACCACCTGCTATGCTCTCTATGGCAGAAGGAAAGTCATCGGCAACAATGGGGTCAGAGCTACCCTTGAGCAGTCTGACCTTATTGGCTATATCCGTAAAGAGCGAGGCTAAACTATCGTGCTTGAGTGACATAGGCGTAGCGTTTAGTAAGAGTTAGACATAGCACCGAAGATGGCAGTTTGCACATAGTCGGCTACGGCTTTGCAGTTAGGGTACTTGGATGTGCTCGTAGAGTTGTTGGCTATGTCGGAAGTCTTGTTTGCCGTTTCTTCGAGATTCTTCTGTGACGATGACCAGGCATTACTGCTCTTATTTACACGCAGTATGTTGGAATAATTTACTGCTATGGAAGAGAAAATCAGTTCAGTGTCACTGTTATAAGAAGTAGCAGATAGCGCATAAGCCTTATTATCATACAAACACATCACCGCCTTGCCAGCATTATACGCTGAAATTATCTCTGCCGCCGTGGTAGTATTATATGTCGCCACAAACACCTCTGACTTTTGACGTACTATAGTCCATTCAACAAAGTCTCCGGGACCAACATAACTTGCACGAAGAAGGACACATTCCATAGGGGCAAGATAGACGAGTGTAGATTGGGAGCCATAGTCGCCATAGGATTCATAGCACTCCAACTCAACTTCCACATCGGAGGGGTTGAACACATAGCATTCACGTATGCCTTCTGACAACAGGTTGGCTCCTATAACGCTCGTACCACCAGCGAAGGCTCTATATATTCTTCCCTCAACGATGTCGGTAAACTCCACCTCATTTAGTTCAGTGGAGAAGTTCGTGACATCTCCAGCACCGAGAAGGCTGTTGCCGTTCAGTGTCTTGATATTGGTGCCGCTTATCAACTTGTCCTGCTTGCTCTGTGCGTAGCCGTCATACTGGCTTACCTTGTTGCTGGTGATGCCGGAGTTCAGCGCCGCGAGCTGTGCTGCGGTGAGTGGAGTCTCATTGACTTGATACTCTGGTTGCCAACCAGCCTTACCCATGATGTCCCAGTTGCCGGTGTATTTGAAGCGCCATGTGCCTTCTAACTGCTCCCAGAACAACCACTGCTGCCATTTGTCCGTCTCCTCATCAGGAGGGAGGAAAGATGTGAACGCACCAACACCGTCGTCATATATGCAGATATATGCATAATCTTGGTACATCACGACAGCTCCCGTACTGTAGGTCTCCCCAGATGTCCATTCCGGGATGTCCTCCATATCACGGACTACGAGATAGTCGTTGACGGTCGGAGTATGGCCCCCTGCATAGTCTGCGGGATATTCACTAGCATGTATCGGGACATCATCAATGGTCTCCCAGTTGCCCCTGAAATTAGCCGTAGCGGTCTGCACCGACGAGTTGACGAAGGCCTTGTCAGCAAGGGGATTGCTTGTGCTCGTCTGGGCGGGGATAAGATCTTCTATATCCTCAATCTTGCCTGCGCAAACAGCCACCGCGCTGTTCACATACGCCCTGTCCGTCAACGGATTCATTAAGGTGGCTTCGGCGGGGATGACCTTTTCAATCTCTATCACCCGGTCTGTGATGTTGTCAAGGCTACTCTCGTTCACAAGCGGATTGGCGACGGATGTGCCGGCAGGGATGACATCCTCTATGTCTCCGACCCTTCCCTGCAAGGCTTGAAACGACGCCTCCGATGCGGATGCGTCGGCCTTGTCAAGGCTCGCCTGCACGGTGCTGTCAAGGTCAGCCTTGGGGATACCCGCCGCGGGCTTGGTGTACTTTGCCGCAATCTGCGCGGCGTCATAGTCGTCAAGGAACGGTATGTCCTGCAGTAAGTCATTGCCTGTGCCTATCTTGACGCCAGGAACATCCTTGCCGTCAAGCGTCTTGTAGTCGGAATATACTATAATCTCCCCGTCGACCGGAGTGAAATCCAAAATGGCGTTCCAGTATGCGCATGTGTTGCGTCTTGCCAAGGTACGCACCACATAGCCCCTGGAGGGACAGGCCCTCTCCACGGGAAGTATATCCGTCCTTATCGCCGGGGTATTGCCCTCGGCATTGTTCACTGGGGTTATCCCTGTACTTACTGCTTCCATTGTCCTCTTATACTAAAAGTTCCTTTGCGTTCTTCTCACAGATGTTCATATGATTGACATCGCCGCGTGAGCCGAAAGCCCTTGCGGCCAGCAACCACTCGAAGGCGGGGATGAGTGCGGCGGGGATGACCGCCTCGACGGCATCCGTTCCCGTATTTGCAATAATCTCCGGGGTGGGGATATAGGTGGCAACGAGGTCTGCAGCCGAGAAGGTGATGCCCTCGCCCAGCGAGTAGCAGTCTATCTCGCGCACCTGCTCGGTACTCTGCCCGGTGCCCCACACTCCGTGCGACATAATGCCCACGGGCCTCGCGGTTTTCGCTACGAGGTACGGGCTGTGCTGGCGCTTGCCCTCCTCCGACTGTTCGGAGAAGACCTCTGTGATGGGGCGGGCGAAGTCCGTGTGGCTTATCTCCGCCACCCTGAGGAAATCTTCGGGCACCTTGAGCCGTATCACGGTGCGCTCATAGTCGGTATTGGCAAAAGCCGTCTCCGTATCCACGGATGCAAACGACTTCTGCTTGATGCGCCAGTAGGGAGCTATGGAGTACAGCTCCAGGCTCGTTCCCCAGATGAGCCCGTCAATGAGCGCATAAAGGGGGTTGTTGTCACTGCCGTCAACGGCGATGACATAATCATTGTCCGGGGTAATCTCGTCCATGTGAAGGGCAACCCCCCTTATGAGTTCATCTCTGGTCATAGCATTGTCTGTTTATTCCACTTCCGCCACCATGACAAGCTGGCTTACGAGGCTGTTGGAATCCATAAAGGAATAGTACACTTCGCCCGCCTTGTTGACGCCCTGCACCAGGGCATATCCGAGGTTGGTCGCGTCATGCAGATAGACCGGCCGCCCTGCGGCTATGGCGTCTTCTATACCGTCTATGACCTGTTGCGACTCCACATAAAATGCGTCGGAATGTTCGCCCTCGACGATGAGTGCACCCTGGGGAATCGTGGGCTTGTTCTTGATGTAGGAAGCAGCGGTACTGGTCGCCTCGTTCCAGTCGGACTGCACCGCAGTGGCGGATGCCGTGGCAACATTGTCAACCGACTTCTTTATTTCCTCAAGCCAGTATTCGGGATTCTTATTGATAGTATCTTTTGCCATAATGATTGTTTGTGTTAAAGGTTATCGCTGAATCTGATAATCGTATCCGGCCTTGTGCGCTGCGGCCTTGGCCGTATTGTAGTTCCATCCATCCTCCACCTTAAGACCGGCTTCCCTCATGGCGTTCTTCATCTCAACGAGGTTACGGAAACGCCTGGAATCCTTCATCCCAACGAGTTCGTTATCCACCTTCTCCTCAACGGGGGCAGGGGCGGCCTGCGGCTCGCTGTTCTCCACTACGGATGCAAGGTAGTAGTCGCGGTTGAATCCGGAGCACTTCTCCAGCATGTCCTGGAGTGCCGGCAGCGTTGTGGAGAAGATTGCGGTGGAATCAAAGGAGAGACCGCCACGGAACACTATCTCCTCGCGCTTGCCCTCATCGTTCTTAAGGAACAGCGTAAGGCTGCGGAGGTTGTATGTCTTGTATATTTTCTTTGCCATATATCCTGTCTTTTAAGAAAAACGGGCGGCGATGAATAACTTACACCACCGCCCGGAATATCGAGAGAGAAGGGACGCCTTATGCGGCAGGAACGATTCTGCGATGGCAAGGCAGGTTCTCCAGGAAGAGACTGTAGGTCTCGTGGATACGCACTGCGTTGTCAACACGGCGCTGACCGGTCCTGTTAAGGTCAAGGTTGGTGGTGGTGAGAGGCTCCATCACATACTTCTTCACGAAGTTCGGGTCAATCACCATACCGCACTTGCTGAAGTAGCCCTCAAAGAGGTTGCCCATAGGCTTGACAAGGAGTTCTCCGAAAGGAGTTTCGATGCGGAACACGCGGAGACCTGCTACGATCTCGGTGTTCTTCGCCTCGAGCTGTTTCTGGTAGCTGCTGACATTGGCAATCTGCTCAAGCAGGGTGTTACCTGCGAACAGGAACCTGCGGTCGCCGCCGTTGTTGCCCTCGAAGATGCTCTTGCCGAGTGCGTTCCAGTCGGTGTCACTCATGGCATCGCTGTAGTCCACTGTGGACTGACGGTCCATCTGCCACCATGCTCCGGTTGAATGGTAAACGGGTTCGCCCTTGGCGTTCTTGGTCAGGCCGCCGAATCCGAACAGGTTGGCGAGTTCCATACCGCGCTTGAAATCGTACAGTGTCTGCTCCTTGTACACCGCGAAGTCCATAGACACTTTCTTCTTGAGGAGGCTGTGAATGACGGATTCCTCAATCTGCGTCATGTGGATCTGGTTGTAGTAGTGGCGCTCTGTCGGCTGGATGGCGAAGCCTTCCACGGATGCCTCAAGTTCACTCACTGCGGGGGAGAGACGCTGGAGTATGCTCTCATCGTCAAGGCTGGGGAGAGCTGCGGTCAATGCGCCCACGCGCTGTACGGTGAGCTTGGCACCGCTGATGCTCTGGATGATGCAGCAGACGGGGGAGCCGCCATCGGTCTTGACGCCGGTGTCGGCATAGCCGCTGGCTTCGTTGCCTACGGTGTGCACCAGGAAGGTGTCGCCGGGGCGCCACATGCTGGCGTTCTTCACCACGAGTTCGTTGGTGGTGCTGGTGCCTGCGACATAGGCGGAATCCAGACGGTCGGAGGTCTCACGGGTTCCGATTTCCCATCCGCCGGCTTCCCAACTTGCACACTTCTCCACATTACCTATTTCACGGGTGAAAGTGTCAAAAGGGGTGTCCTGGGGGCGTACCTTTACGATGAGCTTGTCAAGGTCGTCATCAAGGTAGCCGGGCTTTACGAGGCTCGTACTGGGCGCGATACCGCTTACCACGGTAGTTCCGTTAGGTTCGGAACTGGAGTTCTCCACAACCTCCGCTGCACCTGTTCCTGCGGGAACGACTGAACTCGCGGGAGATGCAGGGGGAATGGTAGCGAGAGAGATACCACCGATAGCACCGATGGAGAAGAAGTTGAGGATGTCGTTCAGGAATGGAACGCCCTCAAAGCTCACACCGAAGATGTTGAGCAGGGATGTCAGGGCTACCACACCGAGCAGCGCAGACATAACGGAATAAAAGACTTTTTTCATAGCTTATAGCGATAGATTTTTTAGATGAACTTTTTAGGCAGGTCGTCGAAGACCGTCTTCTTCCTGGGCTCCGCCTCCCTTGCAGAAGAGCTGCCTCCAGCAGGAGCGGGCACACCGTCAGCCTCACGCTGGGCGGCGTCGCTGGCACGCTTCGCCTCGATGGCTGCGTTGCGGGCGTCAATCTCGGCGGTCTCAACAGCGTCCTGCACATCCTTGTCGTGATTGCGGGCGTTGTCGAACTCCTGGAGCATCTCGGGGGTAATCTTGCATTCGGCAAGACCGGAGAAGAACTCGTTGATGTAGTCTATGAGGGCGGACTTCTCCGCATCGTCATAGCCCTTCTCCTCGCAGAACTTGTCGATGTTCGCGTAGGCTTCCTCCTCGTTCTTCTTGCGCTGCTCGGCACGGGCGGCAAACTCCTTACCCATACTGATGCGCTCGTCACGGCTCTTCTGGTAGTAGTCGTAGTCCTCGTCTCCCTCTTTCGGGGTGAGAGAGTCGGCATCGAAGAACTTGGCGATAGCGGCACGGAACGGCGTTCCGTTCTCTATCATATCGGAAACGACCAACTGGAGGTCCTTGTCTCCCATGAGGATGTCGTCAATGACCTTGCGGTCCTCGTTGAAGATTTTCAGATCTTCCTCGTCCTTGGCCATGTACTGCTCGGCCAGGTCATCCCACTCCTGCTCGTTCTGAGGCTCGGCGTCAGGATAACGGCTCTTTATGCGCTGTCTGTACTTGGAAAGTACAGGCTCCTGCTGCGTTACGGGGGTTTCGTTTTCAGGCATATTTTTCATGTTTAAGTTCTGGCCGAAATTACCATGTTCAAACGGAAAAATTTTCCCAATTTGGGAAAATCAAACATTTGAAGTATCTTTGTAGCTGACCATGGCCAATTACCTTCCATACAGGGACTTAATTGGACACAAAACTTCGCAATCAGCACGCCTTCCTTCTCTTCGACCTTGTGAACTCTTTAGAGCTTCGCAACGGCGCTTCCATCAACAAGGCGAAACATGCGGCACTCGAAGCCGTGGAGATGCGCTACGGCATCACATGCAAGACGCTCCAGAACTACATGACCAGGGAGAGGTCGGCGGGTGATGCCGACCCCACATTCTTTGAACTGGAGAACATCGACTTTGCCAGGAAGCTGGAGGAAACGAACAGGAGTATCCGTGAGAAGATAAGCGGGCTGCAGTCTATGCTGGCCAAGAACGAGCACCTGTTGGAGCTGTTACACTCGATAGATGCGAACATTCACTGACCAGGAATGGAGGGAGCTCCTCGCCGAGGACAGGCGGCGCATGGAGAAATACTTCCGCAAGTACGACCCCGTGAGGGGAGACAAGACGCAGGAGGTCATACCGCGTAAGGAGTTTAGGATGGAGGGGGAGCTGTACTACATCCCCGTCCAGATGTGGGAGGACCCCTTCGTGAGGGCTTACCGCAAGGCCCACTACTCCGCCTCGGACATGCTGCAGGCGGCAGGGATGGAGGACACACCGGAGGCCCGCTCGTCCATAACGGACAGACTCATCCAGCTACGCTTCAAGTACGACTTCGAGTTCTACGCCGTGATGAACCTGCATATCCAGGACAGGACGACGAAGAAGTACATACCGCTTGTCCTCAATGAGGGGCAGCGCACCATCGTGAAGCAGTTCGAGGACCAGCGTCTCGCCGGCAAGCCGATACGAGTGCTTCTTGTCAAGTCCCGTCAGTACGGCGGCTCCACGGTGATACAGTGCTACATGTTCTGGCTGCAGGACATGTGGTACGAGAACTGGCATTCCTGCATCGTCGCCCTCAACCAGACGCAATCGGTGCATATCCGTACCATGATGAAGAACCTCGTGCGGTTCCTGCCCGAATATCACGAACCCCGCAACTTCGAGCGGTACGAGGGGCAGGAGCTGATACGGTGGATCCCCGAGAGGGGCTGCACCATACAGGTGGGCTCGTCCACAAAGCCGGATGCCATACGCTCCTTCACCCTCTCCATGATACACATGTCCGAGGTGGGGCTGTGGAAAGACACGAAGGAGGCGAAAGGTGACGACACCGCGCAGTCGCTTTACTCCACGGTGTCCGATGTCCCCGGCACCCTCATCGTGATGGAGTCCACGGCAAAGGGCATAGGCAACTTCTTCCACACGCAGTACCTCAACGCCCTGGACAACAAGTTGAATCACCGTGACGGCATCTATCCCGTCTTCGTGCCGTGGCACTTCGTGGAGGAGAACCTCAAGCGCATCCCCGACTACGATGTCTTCGTCAAGCAGCAGATGACGGACTACAACTGGTGGCAGTGGGAGCAGGGCGCGACCATATCCGGCATCTACTGGTACAACCAGTGGAAGAAGTCCAAGCACTGGACAGACTTCCAGATGAAATCCGAATACCCCACCACCGCGGAGGAGGCGTTCCAGTCCAAGAGCGGTCGCTACTTCTCCGACGAGGACCTCTCCTGGCTCAAGCGTTATGTCAAGGACCCCGTGTTCATCGGGGAGCTGCGCGGCGCCTCTCCTCTCGGCAAGGAGGCTCTCGACCATCTGCATCTCGTACCCAACGACTCCATTGACAACCCGCTGAAGATTTGGATAAAACCCGAGGACGGAGCCATACCGGGGAAGAAGATCTCCAACCGCTTCATCGTCACGGTGGATGTCGGCGGCAGGGGATACAAGGCTGACTGGTCCGTCATATCCGTCTTCGACCGTCTCTCCACCGCCATGGACTTCGGCGCACTGGAGAGGGCGGCCCTCTGGAGGGGGCATGTAGACCCGGACATCCTTGCTTACAAGGCCGCGCAGCTCGCCCACTTCTACGATGACGCCCTGCTGGTGATAGAGTCGAACACCTACGAGACGAAGAACAGCAAGACGGAGGTGACGAAGGAAGGCGACCACACCTTCACGGTACTCGACACCCTCGGCGGCATATACGACAACCTCTACCGCAGGCGCACCAAGCCCGACAATGTGCGGGATGCGCCCACGAAGCACATCGGCTGGCACATGAACAAGCAGACCAAGTACCAGGCATACGACGACTACTCCATACGCATCCGCGAGGGAGACTATATGGAGTATGCACGGGAGGCCGCGCTTGAGGCCGAGTGGCTGCTCAACACCGCCGAGGGCAAGATAGAGGCCATGCAGGGCACCAACGATGATATACAGGACACCACCGCCGTGGCGAACTACATCTCCTTCGGCAGCATGCCTCCGGTAAAGATAACGGATGCGACCGTCGAGAGGAAGGCCGCATCCGTAGTCAGGGCTGTCGGTGGAGGGGAAGCCGTCTTTTAGTTCATATACACCGTCTTGCGCAGCAGTTGTGTCGCCCTCCTTATGAGTGCGGCCACCTCCGAGGCGTAGCTCTCGTCAGCCATCTTCAGCAGGTCCTGCTGAGAGATGCGCGTGTACCACTTACGGAGTGCGCCCAGCTCCACGACGGAACGTATCGAGGCATCGACGAGCGGGAGGAGGTTGACATTGTACGCGCCGTTGTCCACGATGCGCAGCGTCACATACTCGGTGCCCACCGTCAGGGTGAGCGTACCTATGGTGACGGTGGTGTCTCCCGGCTCTGCGGGCTGGAAGGTCTCCGCTTCATTGTAGGGGTTGCTCACGCCCACCGTCAGCTTGGAGAACAGCTCCCATACGTCCGGGAGGCTGTCGCGCAGGCAGAGGCCGAACATCGGCGCATCGTCCTCGCTGATGGAGAGCTGCTCAAGGAGGGGCTGACCTTCCTTGGTGGTGACATTCTTCGCCATGAAGGCGGAGAGGTGACGGACATCATCGAAGATATCCGACCTCTTATAGACGAACAATAGGTAGTCGTCGGTATCTGTATACTTCGTAAACATATCTAAAACACGGGGCCTAACTGCCGCTCCACGGGATGGCGGCGGAAATGAATAATAGTGTTGATGCTCCTTCTCTCCTCACGGCTCCCGAAGTCCGTGCCGGCGCCGTACCACTTCTCTATGATATACGCGATAACGAACTCCAGGCAGTGTGATGCCAGCGAGTGGAGCAGCTCGCTCTCGTGGTTGCCGCTCATGGCGAGGGAGTATGTCGTCTCTCCCGTCTCCGGGTCGGTCTCTATGCCTCCGCCGAAGCGTGCCGTCCTCCTGGCGAGCATGACGCTCAGCTCGGACAGGGCCTCCAGGTAGTAGCGGTGGAAGTACGCCTTGTCCTCATCGGATATGAAGGTGGGAGGGACCTTGCCCGCCAGCCTTTCGTTGGTGCGCAAGGACTCGTCCGTCACCCGGTTGAACACTTCACTCTCCTTGAGCGTGATGGTCCAGACATTTGTTATTCTTGAATACATAATCTTATGCTGCGTTTTGTCCAATCATCCTTGCTGCCTGCGCTATGCCCTGCGGCGAGGTAGGCAGTGCCTGCTCGAGGCTTGCGAGCTGCTGGTCCGTGACCCCCTGCCCGCTTGCGAGCTGCTCCTGCACCTGCCCCATCTTCTCGAGGAGGTCGTTGCCGAAGGGTTTCGCTCCGCCTACGCTTTGGTACTGCTGTATGCTTGCCATGCCGTTGGCGAGGAGCTGCGCCATGAGCTGCTCGTTGAAGAGACGGGCCACCGCCGTGGCGTTGCTCTTCGTGACCTTGTTGCGGAACTTGAACTTGCGTATCTCCGCGGGGTCGTAGTGCTTGAAGGACTCCGGCGCCCCGTTGGGCGATGCCACATACTCCACCTGGTCGCAGAACTGCTGGATGAGCTGTATGAGCTTGTAGTCCCTCTGCTCGATGAACCAGGAGAAGGCATTGAGGTAGTCCAGAGTGTTTATCTGGCTGTTGTTCACCTCCTGACGGTAGAGCGATGCGGGGGTGCCACTCGTCGGGGTCTTGCCCTGCGCGGCATCGTGCACTCCGGAGATGTCCTTTATCATGCCGAGCATGAGGTTTATCATGTCGTACTGGCCGACATTGATCTGGCGGGACACTATCTGCTCGGGGGCCTTGGCTCCTTCACGCAGCTTGACCTTTATCACGCCGTTGAACTTGCTCCACTCCTCGGCGATGTCCTCCAGGTCGAAGTCGTCGGCGATGGCGTTCTCGTCCACGAGGAGCACACCCTTTGCGGACGCACCCATGATGAAGTCGTTCATCACCACCATACGGTTGAGCATCTTCTCCACATCCAGAAGGTCGTATGTCATGCCGTGCACATGGCCGTTGATGAGAGGGTAGAACACCTCCACATAGGGGTGGCTGTTGTGGTTGTAGGGGTTCTCCTGCTGCCACAGCACATGTCCCCAGGGGGAGAGGTGGTAGTACACCCACTCACGCACATAGGTCTTCTCATAGACGAGGAGCATCTGATTCGCGGGGTCCTCGTAGTCCAGTCCCATATCTGCGGCCATCTTCTTCCTTCGTGCTATCTCGTGGTCAAGGTTGGCGATGATGTTGTTCTTCACCTCATATGTCTCCCAGGAGGCGTCGGAGTAGTCGTGCACCGACACCCTCTCACGCAGTTCGAGCTGCGCTATCCTGATGATGCGGCACATGCCCTCCTTCGGGGCATCCATGATGTCCTGCATCTCTATGTTGCGGGGATAGAAAGCGAGGTCGGTGTCAGCGTTGTATGCCCGTCCATATCCGTAGATGTTCTCCAGGGCTTTCTTCTGCGCCGCCGTCTTCGCATAGATGGATATGGCCTCGTCAAGGGATATGTCCACGAAGTCTCCGCAGAAGTCCACATCCTGCCCGGCGACATCGTTGGCCGAGACGGTACGGAAATAGCGGTGATAGTCTATGGCGCGGAAGGAAGGTACGGGTGCCTTCAGCGTGTCGTTCCACGGGCAGGAGGTGAGGTAGATGCCGCTTCCCGTATTGAGGAAGCCCTCAAGGGCCCTGGCGTCACGCACATCGGCATCGTTGATGCGCTTCACATCGTCCAGCTTGTTGCTCACCACATCGGCGGCAGCCTGCCCGCCCTCGTCAGAGGAGTAGACGATGCTCGTATATGGCGCGGAGATATACTGACCCACGACATTGATGATGGTGGAGTGGATGATGTTGAACTTCAGAGCGGCACGCCCCTGGCTCTTTATCCATTCCTCCTCGGTCATCACAGTGACGCAGCCGAAGCGGTCACGCACCGTGATCTTGTCGCTCCACTGGTCGCCCTCGTAGAAGCGCACGCACCTGTCTGCCTCCTTGCGGAAGCGGTGCATGGCGTTCCACGCATTGGTTGCCCTCTGGAGAGCGTCAACAGCATCCCGGGTGATGACAAACTCTCCGCTTACCTGACGCTCCAGCCCGTCGAGCCCCACCTTCTTGCGGGAGGGAGGGCCGTTGCGTCTACGCTTTAATACCGCCGAGATATCGGCATCCGTAATCTTTCTCATAGTTTAGTTATCTTTCTTTAATAATGATTCTATCTTGTCGGATACGGCCGGGTGCTTGGCCTCGTACTCCAGCAGCAGCTCCACGAGGTCGCTCTCTGCCGCCTTGTACTCCTGCCATGCGGACTCCGCCTCCAGCTTCTTCTCGGCACGCGCAGCCTTCTGCTCCTGCGTCCTCTTCGGCATAGCCTGGTACTCCGCATCGAGCTTGCGCCACTCCTTCTTCAGCTTGTCCACATTAAGCACCACATCACCGTCCTCGGTCTGCACATAGTAGTTGTGCATGCCCTGGTAGTACATCTGCGCGAGCTTGAAGGCGGGACGGTCGTAGAACCGCTGGATGTACTTCGGGTCGTCGTCGAGCTTGTCACTGGAGAACAGCGTGCTCGCCGTCATGCCAGGGTCACCGGTCAGTATGCGGTAGTCGCGCAGCACCTTGCCCGCGAACTGCTTGTACTCGTTGAGTGCGTTGGTGTTGAAGCTGCCCCTGCGGTCATCGTCCAGATGGCCCGACACGCCGGAGACGAGAGGGATGTCGTTGTAGCGGAACGGCTTGTCCTCGTTAAAGATGCCTGCGGCGAGCTTGGAGAACTTCTCTATTGCTGAATACACGCCACCTCCGTACTGCTTGAAGGCGTCACGGACATATCCCGGCGAGGGGTCTATGGTGATACCCGCCTTCGCGGACTCCTTCGCTATGAACTGGCAAGCCTTGACGATGCCGTCGGGCGTGCTGGAGTAAGCAGAGTAGCAGTTCGGCATGTCGGGGTTGAAGGGGTTCTCCTTCTGCAGCGGCTTGCCTGTGAAGTCCGTGTTCGTGGAGACATCTACGATGAACATCAAGGCATCCGGCACGGCGGTACGCAGGAGCGTCTGCCCGATGCTGCCGCTGGCGTGGTAGTCCTCGATAGGGTTCACGGGCAGGATGCCGGAGACCTGGCTCACTACATCGGAGGCGGTATGCCAGAAGCTCCTGTCAGCGTATCTGTTGTTCATCAGACCGGCCATGATGTCGCCGATGCCGTAGATAGCCTTCTGCTCGGGGCCGAGAGGCATGGCGAAGTAGCTGCCCTTATATCCTATGATGATATTGTTCCTGCGCGTCCACTGCGGGAGATCCCAGTACCAGTCGTCATCGTCTCCGCCGCCTATGCCGGCAAGCAGCTCGTTGATGAGCGGTGTGATGAAGCCTCCCGCTATGAGCATCGCGGACATCGTGCTCATCTTCCACGGGTGTTTCTTGAACAGCCCGCCGAAGTTCTGGAAGCCCTGCACGCCTGCGTTGTAGAAGTAGCTTGCGGCTCCGAGGTAGGCTGCGGCAACGCCCCAGAAGCCAACGCCGGACTGTGCGCCACGGCGGTTGAAGTTCACGGAAATCTCCTTCGCGTCGGCTGCGGCCTCCTGCCCGCTCTTACCCATCTGCCTTGAGGTCTGATAGGCGGTGAAGCGGGTGAGCAGCTCGTAGCCCTCGTTGAGCGTGGAGACGGCCTCGGGGTACACCGACAGGAGGTCAACGACCCAGGAGCCCTTCACCTTCTGCCATGCGCTGCCGAGGAAGCTGTTGGTGGGCTTGAGCATCTTCAGCTCCTTCTCGAACTTCGCCTTTATCTTGTCCACGCTCTCGTTGAAGGTATAGCCCGTGGCACCTCCGTCACGCATGAAGTCCATGAACATGCGCTCCTTTTCAGTGGGGTTGGCCTTCTTCTGCAGCGTGCCGTTCTCCCACTGCGCCGTCATCTTTATCATAGGGATGGGGGTGATGGCGCCGTTGGAGAGCCAGTTCTTATAGAAGCGTCTGCGGTAGCCCCTGCCGTTCTCCTTGCTCATGGCGTTGAGACGCATGTTGGCATAGAGGGAGTCACGGAAGAAGTTCCTGATGGCGAAGTCTATGGAGTAGGTCGTGAAGAGGTTGGACAGGGCGCGGGTGATGTTGCGTATCGCCTTCATCCCCTGGCCGCGCAGCGTGCCGTTCACGGCCTTCGCCATGAGCGGGTTGCCGTTGACCCATATGCCCTTCTCCTCTCCGCGCACCTTCAGTTTGATGAGGTGCTCGTTCCTGTGCGAGGGGTTAGCCATGATCATATCCAGCGAGAGACCCTTCTTGCCCCTGCGTGCGAGATGCTTCTCCTTGGCGGCCTGCATCTTTGTCTCGAAGGCGTCGTAGGATTCTTTCTCCCCGGGCTCCGCAGGCATCCACTTGCCCGTCACGGCATCCTTGACATACCACACATCCCTCGGTGTGAGGAGCGTGTTGCCGGGACGGTTGATGGCATAGAGGTAGAGAGCCTGCTTTACGGTGTTGGCGTTGCCCTGTGCTATGTTCGTGCAGCCGATGTTCACCATGTTGGCGATAGGGTCTTCCGCGAGTGTGGTACGGCCCTTATACTTCTTCACGATATCGTCAGCAGGTGTGCCGTTGACGAAGTTGTCGTAGCTGTACACATCCTCCGCGGTATCTTCCTTGAAGCCGCGCAGAGGCACATAGTACTCCCACATCCTCTTGATGCCCTTGCTCTCGTTGCCGTGCAGACGGTCATATTCCTCCCTGGTCAGCAGGCCGTGGTCGAGGGCGTGCTTGAGGTTGAAGTCGGTGAGGGCGCGTATCTTGTCCCAGAGCAGGTCGGTCTCGTCCACGCCCACCTTGTCCTCGAAGACGGAGCAGTACTCCTCGGCGAGTCTCTCGGCTTCTTCGTACTCGCTCTTGTCGAGACCGAAGAGGGCGGTGAGACCCGACCAGTCGCGGGGAGCGTAGACAGCCCGCTCCGCGTCGGTGAGGTGCCTGCCTTCCTTCTCCATCTTCTCCGCATCCGCCTGGGCCTCCTGCTCGGCGGCCCTTGCGTTGGAGTAGCGGTTACGCTCTATGGCGTGCTTCGCATAGATGTAGGTCTCTATGTCACTGTAGGCGGACGCACGCTCCTTCCGGCTCATCTTCTTCTTGCCGCCGATGCGCTCGATGAGGACGCCTATCTGCTCAAGGAGAGGCTTGACCTGGTTAAGCATGAACTCGTCCTGCTCCACGCGGGCTATGCTGCTGGAGAGGTTCTCCTTCGTGAGGTAGTCCTCGTCCAGGCCGATGGGCTTGTTGCCCGTCTCGGCTTGTATGGCGTTGATGCCTACGCGCACCGCCTGCTGCGCATCCTGGTGCTCCATCTGCGCCTTCTGCCACCAGTTGTCAAGAGTCTCGTTGTAGTTGGCTATGGCGTTGGTGCCCTCGGCGAAGGTGGGCGCACGGAAGAGGAACTCGGGCTCATCGTATTCGTTGACTCCGAGTTCGTTCTTCAGGAGCCTCTCGCGTGCGGCGAACTGTATGGATTCGCGCTGCGCGGGGGTGCTGGTGAGGTTAAGGTAGGAGGCACGCAGGATATAGCGGAGATCGTTGTCCGTGAGGGTCACGCTGTCCCTGCCTGTTATCCTCGCAAGGACATCCTGGAATATCTGCTTTATCCTGTCCCATACGGTCTGCTCCGCCTCGGAGAAGTTCTCCTTCTCTGCAAGGCTTGCAAGGTATTCCTCCGTGGCGGTCACGGCATCCCAGCCGTTGCGTGTCATGGAGGCGTTGACCCTCATCCTTGCCTCGGGGGAGAGTGCCGCATAGATGCGTGTCATAGCCAGAGGGAACTGGTCTCCGAAGAGACGGCGCAGCCCGAGGTGAGCCACGCTCTCGTGCATGATGGTGGCTATCGCATCGTCAATGCTGGAGACGTTCTCATAGCAGACATAGACCTCCCCGGTGCGGGTATCATAGTAACCCTTCTCGTCCTTGTGGCCCTTGGGCATCTGCTCGCGGGACACCGCATTGACCTTGACGGCATCCTTAAAGGAATCCGCAAGGCTGTCTATGGCGTGGGAGAGGACTATCTGCCCGGCGAGGCCGGAGGGCATTTGTGGAGATTCTTCTTCCGCTTCCGCTTCCGCTTCGCCTTGTCTTTCACCTGACTTGGAGAACATTAACTGCCCCTCCATGATGGAAGCCTTCATCTCCGGAGTGACACGGACCGAGTGCGCGGTCAGGTCAAGAGAGGGGAGATCGATGTCTTCCACCTGAACGCCCCACTTCTTGAGGTACTTGTTCATAAAGCGGGGGAGGATCTCATCGTAGAAACCCCTCATCCCTTCTGCACCAACAACCAAATCATTAGCGTTAAATGTGGACGGCGCCGTAGATTCAATAATCTTTTGAGCGAGGTCTTTACCAAACACCTCATCAATAGATTTCCCTTCCAACGTATCTTCGCCGCTGGAGACAATCACCCCATTCGATTCTTCTACTGTCCCGTAATAAGAGCCGTCGCTGTTGTAGATTTCTATCTCCTTCCGATTATCGGTTATTGGCTTAACCTCGATGCGACTCACAACGCTACCAAGGTTATATCTTTGCGCCTGCTGCCCCCCAGTAGTCCAAGCCACATAGTCGTAGCCTTCCTCTGCGGCAAGACGCAGCATGCGCTTCATGGCGAGTTCGTGCCAGTTCTTCTCGAAGGGAGCAGGACGGACACCACGCCTTGCTCTATCTATCTCAAGGTAGCGTTCTCGCACTTCAATGATTCTGGCCTTGTCTTCGGGCGACACCTCATCCCAGTGTTCAGCCTGCCCCATAACGCCGTTACCATACTTCGCGTTCATTTCTTCCGCAACCGTATCATATTCGGCCTCTCGGCGGCGTTGCTCATCCTCAGCCATCGGTGTCATGTATCCCCGATCTCTTCCCTCCTGATGCCTCTTGGACTGAATCTCGTCAATAAAGAGGACACTACGATTCTTTAGTTCATTAGGGCGGTACGATGCCTTGTGGCCGTTCAGTGCCTTTACCGCATCCTCGAGTGTAGATTCCGTATTCAGGGGCACCTCATTCAAATAGATGGTATATCTTCCGTTACTCTCTACTATGAAGTCTTTGCTGAACCGATCCCCACGAGGGAAATACACTGTCCTTCCGCTCGCATTTCTCATCGGCGTCCATTCATCCACCTTTGGCAGGGATGCGATATAGTCTTTGACCTCCTCCGGCGTCGCTTCGCCACGGACCGTCGTATCACCGAATCGCGCCCAGGCTATGGCGCGTCCTTCTCCTGCATCGCCGAAGTGGATACTATCGTCGGCGCCCCATGGCTCAATGGTCGGCACGGTCAAAGCAATCTCCCGCTTGTTGTCAAGGTCCTCGGTGGTATAATTAAGCCGAGTATCATTGATACCCTTCGTACCAAGATAATACTCCGCGGCCTCGGAGTTATTTACATACAACTTCCCACCATTCTGCCCGAAAGCGATTCCAAAGTCATCACCGTATTTCTCTACCATCGCATCAAAGGCTGCCTCATAGGGGTCCTGCTCGCCTTCGTAAGACTCGCGTTCCCGCAGGAGCCTTTCTTCGATCTCCTGCTCGGGAGGAGTGAGCATGTCAAGATAGTCCTCGCCATACTTCTCCTCCATCTCGGCATAGAACGCCTCAACTCTTCTGTCGGCATCCTCGTACTTCGCCTTGTTGGTCTCAAAAGGAATGGCGTCGAACTCATCCTGGAGTTCTTTCAAAGCCTCACCATTATCCAGGTCACTATAATGCACCTCCTCAATCTTAATCTTGTTCTGGCCGATGAAGTCCAACAGCTCCTGTTTGGTGAGAGTCTTCTTGCCGGAAGCCTTGAGCCAGTCAGAGAGGCCGAGCCACTTGTCCTCGCCAGCCTTCAGACCGCCGTTCTTCTCCAGCATGTTAAGCCACTGCTCGGGGGTTGCCTTCTCCATCTTGATGCTCTCCACTGCGTTCTCGGCATTGGAGACGAATATCTCCTGATTGGCGTTGGCTATGGAGAAGCGGAGGTCTTCGTTGTCAAGGATATCCACACCCTGCTCCTCAAGGGCGGCACGCAGGCCCGGTGTCACCACCTGGTAGGGGACCGCGACACCTTTCTCCTTGAGTTTGGGTGCGACGATTGACGCCACCTCGCTGTCAGGGACAACCCTCACGGGTTTGAACCACCTTGAGAGGATGACAGTCCTTCCTTCGCCGAGTTGGGCGGTGACAGTACCGCTATGCCAGTCCTTCGGGCCCACGGCATCGTTGGCCTTGTCTGCCTTGTACCCGCTGGTCAGCTCACTCTCGGGTATCTCACCCTCCACGACAACAAGGTTCGGACGGGTATGTGCCGCACTGAACTGGTCGTTGAGCGGGGATGAACTGGTGTGGAAGTAAGGATTGTATAGTACGCCATTAACATCACTGCCGGCATTCTTCTTGAGGTCGAAATACCACTTGCCGTTCTTCTCATAAGCCTTGTCCGGGTTCTCGTCGGAACGCTCCCAAGCACCAAGAGGGGAGGCGGCACGCTTCTTCAACTTGCCCTTCTCGCCCCTGGCGTTAGGCTCCTTCTGACTCATCGGAGGATAGAGCTCTCCGTCTATCAGCTCCATGGCACGATAGACAGTGACCTTCGGCTCACTCTCAAGCCGGTCAATCTCATCCTGGTCGGTGACGATACTGAACTGGATGGGGGCATCAATGGGGACATCCTGCCACTTGCCGTCAATAAACTCGGACCTACTGACAAGATTTCCATTATCATCGTATATCTCGCTAATCTTTGAATCCTGATAACCCCTTAGTGTCCCATCGTTCCTCCAGGTCTGAAGGGTGCCGTGCTCAAAGTCCGTGCGTGACCATATCTGCCCGTTATCGTGATAGGTCTCATCTATGGTCTGCATGCCGCGGCTATCCCACACCCGATGCACGCGTAATCCACCACCAAATTCGGGATTGAAATATTGTTCATAATTTCTCGGGGTACCATTCTCATCATATTCCGTCACACTTTCAAGAGAACCGTCATGGTTATAGCTACGCATCTCACCGACATGGTGGCCGTCTTTGTACTCGGATTCCCGCTCAAGATTGCCGTTGCGGTACCAAACCTCCTCGCGCCCTTCCCTGTTGCCGTCTTTGTAGTTCTGCCTAACCTTGGGGGTGCCATCCTCATACCATTCCTCCTGTATGCCGTCAAGGTCGCCGTCCACATAGTTCCACCTCTCGGTGAGAATACCGTCCTCCGTGTACCGTTCCGAGGTGCCGTTCAAGAAGCCATGGTCGAAGTGATCCACTTTCTTCAGATTCCCGTTTGGCCAGAATGCTTCGTGTACCCCATCGTATTCTCCCTGGTCGTCATAGTTAGTCCTTGTATGCAGGGTGCCGTCCGGGAAATATGACAACCACTCGCCGACGTTTACATCCGTTTCGCCATAATCATTCTCTATGATGCGCTTTTGTCCGGTCATGGCCAGCTTGCCATCGGGGTTGAAGGACTCCTGCAGACCTTCCTGCAGACCGCCCCTATAATGCTCACGGATTAAAAGGCTACCGTCCGCACGCCATTCCTCATAGAGGCCGTTGCCCTTGTCGCCTTTGAAGTAATACTTGATGTCGCTTAATTCACCAGTATCAAGGTCAAGGTCATATGCCGCCTTGCGCTTCAGCTCATCCCCGGCCACCTTATAAGTTATAGGAAGTTTATAGCTCGGTCTGTCTTTCCTGTCCCACCACTCCCTTGTGTTCTCGTGGCTGGCGCAGAAAGCGAGAAGTTTCCCGTTCTGGAAAGCAACTTGCTTGGGAACGCCGCTATAGCTCTCCCAGTATTCCGCGGAATCCTCGGTAAGACGGCCCGCGTTGTCAACCTGAAGGAGGCACCATGGATTGGCTTGCTCGCCGAAATGCGTGTCCACGATGCGGCGCATATTCTCACGACTTTCCTCGCTCTCGTCCACATCATAGATGACCACTCCATATTCCGGTACTTCCTGCGCTCTATGCAGCGTGCGTACCGTATCGGGGTCAACGGGTTTCTCCGTAAGTTTTATATCCTGGTGGTCGGCAAGCAGCTCGCCCGGTGAAGGATAACGCAGAGGATCTACCTTTGCGATTGACGCTACGGCGACAGCCTGCGCCGCCATCCTGATATCTTCCGGCAGACGGAGGGTTCCCTGCGTGTACCACCTGCCTGTGGCAAGCTGCAGCGTGGGGTTATTGAGAGAGTCGATATAATCCTCCACTCCCTGCTTCTGCTGGGCCGACAAGTCTTCCCGCTTATCAAGCCATCCGCGTACCGTAGAACGGATATTCTTTGTCATGGAGAAGAGGAGGTCTTCCTCTGCCTCTTCGGTACTCAGCACCACGGGATATTCCTTACCGGGTACCTTCTGCAGGTCATTGGCGTGCGCCACATCCAAGGGGTCACTGATGGAGAAGCGGATGTCGTCACCCTCACTGGCTCTCAGCGTCGCTTCCCTGCGTGAGCCGGGCTTGTCGCTATCGTACTCATAGATAGGAAGGCCCGCGCTCTGCAGTGCGTTGCGCACCTCGGCAGGAGCATCCGTGGGGACGACGGCTGCTGCGAACTCGTTCAGATAGACGGGACGGTTGAACTTCGTCTCGAAGTACTTGGAAGGAAGGGCCCTTATCTCGTCCAGGCTCGCCGCAAGAGCATCGGCAAACTCTCCTTTCTCGGGAATGGAATACCGATAATTGCGGTTGAGGTAGGCGATGGGATTCCTCTGCATGATAGCTTCCTGCAGGCGGCTCTCCGCGATGTCTATGTTGATGAACTGATTGTCATCCACCTTCTGCATGTCTGCGAGGGTATTGATGACATTGAACCAGTTGCTCTCCGCCTCCTTGTATGCCTCCTCATCAAACTCTCCGCGAGGAGCAAGACGGCCCTTGCGGTCCCTTATCTCCTGGAGGGTAGTGAGGCGCTCAAGAAGCATGGCCTTCGTCGCCGACAGCCCGCCGTTGTCGTAGGCGTTCTGCTCGGGCTCCCTGTTCATCAGATACGATGCGTTCTTCACGGTGTTCGGGAGGTAAATCCTGTCTCCGTCACGGGTGAAGCCGGCAAAGAGCTTGGACTTAGCGCCGTAGCGTTTCTCCTGGTCCTGCAGCCACTGCTCGAACTGCTCGCGGAGATTATTTGAAAGGACGATTTGCTCGGCATTGTTGTATGTGCTCCTGGTATCTACCGCACCCTCTAAACGCAGTGTCCTCTCAAGTCTGTCAATCATTTCGAACACAGGTACCGTCCACATGCCGTAGTCGTCCACCTCCTGATTACGCGCTATGGCGTAGTCGGTGAAACGGCCACGACCTTCCTTCACGGTAATCTTGTGCTCGGCATGGGCGACATCGGCGGGATCCGCCAGCCTCCTGTAGAGGTCTGCGGCCTTCTCCCAGTCTTCCTTGTTGGCAAGTATCTCGCTTTCGCTCTTGCCACGGAGAGACTCTATGATTGCGCGGTCTTCCGCAGAGAGGTCAGTGGTAAAGACCCTGGTCTCGGGAGTCCTGCCCGTGTCCTGCAGGAACCACCAGTAGAGGCTCGTGCCCCTTCTGTCGTTCTCCAGGTACTCGCGCCAGTCGTTGCGCACTTCGGAGTCGAGAGACTCGGGAAGGTTACGCATGTCAGCCCAGAACCCATCCCAACCGGCGTCAGTCATCTGCTTGGTGACGCCGGGGTAGGTAGGAGTCCAGGCATCTCCGGTGAAGGTACCCGCGTTCCTGCCGTTCTCCGTATCAATCATGCTTGAGGGCGCGATGAGGGATATGTCTCCATAGTCCTCATGATCCTGCGTGTCAAGGTCTATGACTGCGAGTGAGGGGTTGGCAAGCCCTCCGGTGCGTATGGCGGATGAGAGCTTCGGTGCGCTTATGTTGTGTATGCCGACGAGTGAACGCCCTCCGTCATTGTCCGTGACGGACAGCATCACATTGCCCTGCGGGGCGTTTCGCATCACCCTGTCGGAGACGAGGCTCCGTGCGTCAGAACGGCTGGACTCATACCTCTTGAGTGACTCTGCGAGAAGCACGGACAGCTCATCGTTGGAGAGGTTCACGCGCAAGCCGAGGCGGAGGAGGGCCTCCTTCACCAGTGCCACGAACCTTGTCCATCCACCGGGGGCGTTATCCAGGTTCACCTTCTCCGCATAGTGAGCGATGAACTCATCCGCCGCAGCACGGCGTTGTACTGCGGGGTTGCCACTTATATGTCTGTTGTATTTAAGCCACTGGGTCCTCTGGTCGAAACTCATAGCGTTCCATACGGAATCCATGAGCCTGTTCCACGCCTTCTTGTTGAAGAGACCGCGCAGACCCTTGTGGGTTATTATCTCGTGCATGATGAGCGCATCCACGCGCTCCGCATCCACATTGGGGATATAGAACTCTACGGCACCGGTGGTCGGGTCGAACCACGCTTCCACCTTTTCGCCGCGGGCTATGGCGTCCCTTGCCTTGGCATAGCGCACCTCATCAAAGCTCTCGATGAAGTTCACCTTGAGGCCAAGCCTGTCAGCCCACTCGCGCAGGCGTTCCCTTACGGGCTCCTTGGCGGGGTCTACGGTCCTCTGCGCCTCCGCTCCACGGCTGAAGGGCAGGTCTTCTTCGTTGGCTACGCCTTGTAGTCCACTCCCGCCTTGTGGTGCTCCATCCTCAGGGCGAGTATCAGCGCCAGGGCCTTCTGCTGCTCCGGTGTTCCCGACAGCAGTTGCTGGTCCGCCTTCTCCAACAGGTCGTTGTCCCTGCAGTACTGCGCTGCTTCCGCCAGGTACTGACTGCGTTCCTGCGGGCTCATTGCCGCCATTTTCTCTTTCGCCTGATGCGTTATCTTCTGGTCTAACATCTTCGTTGAATTTTGCTTTATAGAACTCTTGCAAGTTAGTAATAAAATCAACACCTTCAGTCGGGAAGGCAAGCATCTCCTCGAGGTCTTCACGGATCATCCTGTTGCGCTCCGACTCATATTCCTCGGGAGTCATGCCGAAAGTCTCTTCGATGTATGCGGCCATCAATCCTTCCTGCGCTTCGTTCTCCCGCTCAAGTGCGCCGATACGATTCCTGCGGATATAATTGGATATGTCCTTGTTGTTGGCGACCTGGGAGAAGAAATTGATAATGGCATCCCTTGCTGCTATGTCACTGCCGGTGTTGTCAGAGCCACCTTCGGAGAGCGCATTGTTAGCGTTGGCCGCACCGCCGAAGAGCCCGGGGTACTCCGCCGCTATAGCTTCCGCAAGCGCAGCGATGCTCATGCCGCTCTTGTCACTGAAGAGGAACGGGAAGTTCTTGGTCTCCTTGCTATAGCCGGTCTCCTTACGGAAGTCACTCCTGGATATACGCACATTCCTATTCTTCGAGAGGAAGGCGGCCACGGCTTCTTCCGGTGTCTGCGGCTCCATCTGTTCCTTGCTGAACCGCGCGTTCTGCGCATTGGAAACAAAGGAGATATATCTGGAGTTGATCTCGCTTACCGCCTCACGCAGAGTGTTAAGCCTGCGCTCGTTCTCGGCTATCTCCGCGTCAAGAGCATCCATCTCCTGCGTGTACTTGTCATAGAGAGCCTTCTTCGCAGCGGCATAGGCGGCAAGGTCCTCCGTCATCTTGGGCTTGTCGGTGTCACGCTTCTTCTCAAGGGCTTCGCGTTCCCTGCGCTGCTTCTTGATGTTGTCCTCAAGGAGTTTGATATAGTCCTCCCTGTCGGCATCCGTCAGCTCGTCTGCGAACATCGCGGGGACGGTCTTCTCCAGCCACTCGTCCGTGGTGAGTCCGTCAGCCCCAACGGGACCTTTCTCCTCCTCTACGGCGGGTGCGGGTTCCTCTGCGACGGGGGCTTCCTCCTGCGCTGCGGGAGCCTGCATAGCCTGCACGAACTCCTCATAGCTGAAGTTGTTCGGCAGCCCCTCGGGGGTGGCTATGTCGTTGCCCTCAGCATCCTGGTACATGACGCTGATGCGGCCGTCACGCTCGTTGACTCCGGTGACGGAGACATTGCGTGCGCTACCATTTATATATATAGTATAGTTCTCGCCCATCATATCCGCGAGTGCGGGAGCACCCTCGGGTATCTCGGCGGGCTGTGACTGCTGTGCCGGAGCAGCGGGAGCGGCAGGCGCCGTAGCTGCGGGGGCGGTCTCTGTTGGCGCGGGCTCGTCAGTGGCTATCTGCCCGTTGTCGTCCAAGGCGAGCATGTTGTACAAGCCTGCGGCATCCACCTCGAGCTGCTTTCCCCTCGGGGCGTTAACCCGCAGGGCGGTGCTCACTGCGTCCAGTGCTCCCTTGCTGCCACGGATGACAACACTCTTGCCGTTGTTGGTGGTGCGCACTATCTCTATGGGCTCATAGACGCCCTGCCCCTGGTTGTTGCTGAGATATACCGTCTGGCCGACCTTCCCGGTCACGGCGGCTGCCTTGCCATTCGTGCTGATGGTGTTCTCCGCCTGCTGCCATATCCTGTCATAGAGGGCGGCAATGTCCGTGTTGCTCTCCTGTATGAACGCCTCGGTGTCCGTAGCCTGCGCATCGGAGAGCTCGCTCACCTTTGCGGTCTGCGTCTGTCCCTCGGGGGTAAGCACGGTGACGAGACCGTCCATGCCGCCTTCTCCGACACTTATCTTCCCGTCAGCGGTGACAATGGCATCCTTGGCCGTGACATACACGAGATTGCCGTTCAGCGTCGCGGTGATGACCTCGCCGTTGTTGTCGTACTGACTGCGTATCTTCGTCTCATTCGCGGTCATGGCGTTCTGGGCATTCCTCTTGAAGCCGTCCCTGATGCCGGTCTGCGTAGCCTCAGCAGAGGCATAGGCCATCATGGCGTTATACTTCTCGGGCTCCGTCTCCTTTATGGCGAGAGCGTCCTGCGCTATGCGGTATGCGCCCTTGCCCAGTTCCTCTTCGGTCACGCCTGCAGTGAGTGCGGCGTCCTTGGTCTGCTGGAGCATGTAGTTGGCGTCCCAGGGGTTATATGCCGTGGGGCGTTCATAGGCATCTGCGAAAGCCGCCGCCACTGTCGCCTTCTCTGCGGACTTCTCCCACGATGAGCCCTCAAGCTGCATGGAGAGATTACCTTCCACATAACCGAGAAGCGACTGGGCGAACTCCTGCGGCAGCCTGCCTCCGTTCTTGCTCCGCACCTTGTCCGCAATGTCTATGATGCGGTCCTTTATCTGTTCGGGCGTACTGCCCGTAATGTCTTTCGTGAGGGACTCCAGGTCTTCGTCGGTGAGATAGCCGTCCTTGAGCAATGGGTTCAGTACTTCCACGGCGTGGTTGTAACGCTCCTTCATCTTGTGGTACGCCGCCACATTGGTAGCCGCGCTGAAGGCTGACATGGGAAGGAACGACATGAAGAGCGTGGCGAGGTTGTCTCCCGCAAAGAACTCCTTCATTGCCTCGGAGTCGCCGATGCGGTCCCCGGAGAGCCATCCCGCCGTTGAGGTGAACAGCGAGCCGACAACCTCTTCCATCATTTCGTTGAACATACCGTTGAACTTGGCGTTGTCCAGGAAATTGCCTATCGTCCCGCGATAGCCGTTGAGGGTGCGGCCTATAGCCGTGACGGGAGCCTTGCTTGTGAGAGCCTTGAACAGCTTCTGCTCGCCGGCGGAGAAGTACTCGCCAAAGCCTTCCGACCAGTACTCGATGTACTGCTGGAGCGCACTGTTCAGTGCGGCATTCGCCTTGCCACGGCTGAAGTTGAAACGACCGAACTCATCGACATTCTTTTCGGGATCCAACTGTATGAGACTCTCGCCGTATGCGTTGAGGGTACGGGGGAACATCAATGCCATGCGCTTCGCTGCGACACCCATATCCGAGAGGACGGTTGCCGCCATTTTGGGCAGCCCCTTGGCCATGAGCTTGCTTGCCACCTTCGCACCTCCGCGTGCCAGTCCCTTGGTGAGGATGAAGTCCATCATGAACTCCGCGCTCTGTTCGGCACCCTGTCCGGCCTTTGCAGCGTTGCTTGTGTTGGACGCCCTCATGCCAACGACATAGGTATAGTCACGGAGAGCATCAAGCAGGGCCTTCTCGCTCTCGGAGAGACCCTCGTTGAGGGCGGCGGTGATGCCTTCCACGACAGGCACATACTGCTCCTGCAGTTCGTTGTACTTGTCGAACAAGGGCTTGTACTCCTTCTCCTTGGCTGAGCACTCACGATATTTCTTCTGATACTTTGCGTAGTATGCGTTAAGTTCTTCCTGGCTCGCGCCGTTTTTCGCCATGTCCTCATAGGTGGCACGCATAGCGTCAAGGTCCTTGACCATCTGCTGCAGCTCCTCGTACTTGGGCTTCAGCTCGTTGACGGCGGCCTCGTACTCGTCGCCGAGTTTCGCAAAGTCCTCTGCGCTCCCTTGGTATCCGGATGCCTTGATAGCCTCATCCGTGATGCGGTTGGACTTCTCCGCAATGTCGCGGGCATCAATCATTGCCGATGCACCTGCGAGCCCTGCGGTTATGGTATCCTTGTCTATGCTGTCGCCGAAGGCTTTTGCGAACTGCTTCACACCCTCAACGACACTGCTCGGAGCGGACTGGATGTCGAACTTGCTGCCGAGTTTGTCCGCCTGCTCGGTCAACTCGCCGAGACGCTCCACAGAGTCCCAGTGCTCGGTATCGTTGTCACGGGCCCTGGCTTCTTCGCGGCTGATGCGGTCGGTAATCCCGACTCCCACATCGGGGAAGTCCTCGTTGATGTCGTAAGACGGCTCCAGATGCTCGCGTGCCTTGGCGGTCCTTTCTTTTACGGCCTGCATGCGGGAGGCATACACATCGGTGTTGCTCATGGCGTCACTATACTGCGCACGGAGCTTCGTATAGTTGTCGTATCTCTCCTTGTTGGACTGCAGCCAATCATATTCCGCCCTGTCCTCATCGGAGAGCTGCGGGACCATGTTGCCACGCACATTGCTCAGGGCGTTCATCTTCTCCTGGAAAGCCTGCCGTCTCTGATTATATTCTTCGGCGAAGGCTTTGTCCTGCCCGACCAGCTCTTTGTCAAGAGCCTCTATCTCTTCATACGACCTGCCACGGAACGGATTTGCAAGGTACTCCCTTGTCTCCTGCGGGGCATCGGAGAGACGGCTGACGGCATACCGAGCTTTCTCGGCCTTCCTTGCCTCCTTCTCCGCCTGACGGATATACTTGCGGGTCTCCTTCGGGGCATCCTTGAAGGTGCTGACGGCAGAGGGAGAGCCCTGTTCCTGGCTCTGGTCCTTCCATCCGAGGTAGGCATACATGTCTTCCGGCTTGGCAAAGTTGTCATACTCCGAGTTGAATGCCTCGTAGAGATTACCCATTTTCTCCGCATCTGCCTTGCTCAGCCAGTTACGGAATTCGTCTTCAGTCTTGAAGTTATCGTATGCCTCGTTAAATACCGAGTAGAATTTTGATATGTTGTCTGCCGCCATTCTCTGAAGGAACTATAGTTTGTCGGAATGTTTCCGTGTCTCATTTGTCTTTGCACCGTCTCCCGTGCCTCTGCCGGGACGGCCAGTTGCCGCGTTCTTGGGCTTCTGCCCACGGTCGTAGGTCCTGACGGTGTACACGCCGTCCTTGCCGGACTCCGCCGCGATGAACTCCTCCCATGAGGGAATCTTGTCCGTCATGCCCGCATAGTACTGGTACTCCAGCTTGGCGTACTGCCTCGCCAGGGACTCCATGCGTACCTGCTGGATCTTCGCGTCGATGACCTTGCCGTCGGAATCAACGAACTTATACCCCAGCTTGAGTTGCGCCTTGAGCCTCTCAAGGTTCTCGCGGGACATGTAGCGGGCCTCTATCTCCTTCATGCGGTTCTCATGTCTCTGGTCCTGCTGCTGCTGGGCGAACTCGTTGGCGAGGTACATATCCGCCATCTTCTCCCTTGAGCGTCTCGCATTGCCCGCCTGCTGCATGGCATAGTTGAGGCGGAGGTTGTCGCCCTGCCTGCCTATGTTGGCTATGTCCTGGTCGGCACGCTGGATGTTGTTGAATGCGGTTATGTAGCCCTGCTGGTCGGGGGTCGCGGTCTGCGAGGTCGTCCCGCTGTTGCCGCCGCCTGCCCTCCAGCCTATGGGGTTGAAGAGTGTCTGCATGACATTGCCGAGGGCGGAGAACTTCGCCATCTGCGCGGCGTTGGTGCGCTGCTGTTCCGCCTGCTGTCTCTGCGAGCGCAGCATCTCGCCGATGCTCGACTGCACGGCCTGTTCCTCGGGGGAGGGCTGCATAAGGAATCCATAGATGTCTGCAGGATTCACTATCTTGTTGTTATCTTCGGGCATAATCTAAGCGTGATAAAATCCATTTTCGTCCGGGCCATAGGTCTGCTTGTATGTCTCCTCTGCATTCCATCCTCCCTGCACCGCGGGCTCTGCGTTGTTGGTGGCTGATGAGTTGGCCCCGCTGTTAAGGAGCGGCTGCTGCTTGGAGAGGTAGTCGGCCATGCCGTACTGCATGACGGCCTGCGCCGTAGCCGCGCCCCACTGCTGCCAGTTCTGCGCGTCAGCCCTGTAGTTGTTCGCAACATTCTGCGAATGCTGGTTATCCAGGGCCATCTGCCTGTCGCTGATGGCCTGCTGACGGGCATCCTCACCGAGGAGGAGCCTGCCGTAAGTGTCGGATATCAGCCGGTTGCCGCTCTGCCTCGCGGCAAGGCGGTTCTCCACCGTTGCTCCTGATGCCGCGGCCCTGTTGTCCTCGGCTTCGCGCTCGTCCCGCAGCCTCTCGTCCATGCTCTTGAGCAGGGTGCGGTTCGTGAGACTGGAGAGGGGAGAGCGGTATCTGTCGGCATCCAAGGCGAGCTGACTGCGCCTGTAGGCGGCCTGCTCCTCCTGCCTTGCCTGCTTGTTCTTGTAGGCGGACTGTGCGGCGGAGGCTGCCGCAATGGCGGCTGATGCTATGAGTGACGCTATCATGTTTTTCGATGTTTAAGTTTCAGCGATAAAAATACGCCCCCTCGCCGACATTATTTTCCCAATTTGGGAAAATTTTGCCGATTACCTTTAACAACTTTGTAACTGACAGAAAAAGGGTTACAGATGAATAAAGAAGTAAAAACTTACATCGGGAAGAGGCAGTATGCATACATATACATCCTGCACAAGTTATTCAACGGGGACACCGCGGAGTTCTGCCGTGCGATGCGCATCAGCGGCATCTATCCGAAGGACATCCAGGAGTGGGACAGCAAGTTCTGCGACCAGGTGCTCGCCGACATAGAGGATGATGCGAGGATGGCGGCGCAGCTACGTGACGCTGACGGGGACATACCCACCGTGGCGAGCCTCAAGGATGCCATGCTCATCCGTCTCAAGCAGCTCATCCGCAGCACGGAGGACCCCTCCAAGCTGGCTACCTGCTACCGTGTCCTGTCGGAGTTCGGCAAGGACAGCAAGCGCAGTGTCGCATCCAAGGATGCCGCATCGGTGGTCATGGAGAGGCTGCAGCCCAGGGACGGCAAGAGGATGAAGGTGACGGAGGCGGAGCGTGAGAAGGCACGCCTGCACCCCGAGAAGGAAGAGGAAGAAATCTATTAGGACAACGATATGCCAAATACAATTCAATTTTCGGGTATCAACCGCACGGTCTCGGACTTCTCCGGTACGGGGGCGTGCGAGGAGCTGATAAACCTCCGCCCCCTGGATACAGGGCTCGTCCCCGCCAAGGGCCACACCGTAATTCGTTCCGTCAGCGGCTATGCGAGGGTCTTCGAGCAGGAGATAGGCACGGGCACCAACCGCATAGCGTTCAAGATAACAACCGCGGACGGCTCCAGATACCTGCAGTTCTACTTGCTCGGGAGCCCTGACAGCCCCATCTGGTCCATGGAGGTGCCCGAGGGTTTCTCCGAGGACAGCGTGCATATAGCCAACGCGGGCAACATCCTTCTGATAAGCATATCCGACGCTGCCACCAGCACCTTCACCAATGTATCTTTCATTTGGAGGAACAATACATACGAGACGATGGAGGCTAATGTGCCGGACATCAGCGCAGAGTTCACTTACACCAACCCTCAGATAAAGACCCACAAGGGTGAAGGGTTCAAGACGAGTGACGAATGGGCCAAGATAAACAGCATCATAGATGTCGGGATGAACGCCATCCAGGTCAGCAACAAAGACCTTTGTTTCGGACCATGTATAGTGGCGATAGCCTTCAAGACAAATGACGGCAAGACCTTCTGGACAGGAAGGTGGTATGTCGTCGATCCGCGCCCTATCGTCAAGGAGGAGTTCACCGATGATAACGATTACCTACATATCACGAATGAATCATCCCTGAGGGAGGTGTTCGAGGATGCGCTCGCCCCATCCGGAAGCGCCTTCATCGTCGAGAGGGCTCTCGGGCTGAACGGCGAGGTCTCACCCTCATACACCAGGCTCGGCGGAGCCACGGTCACGATGTCGATTTCCGCGGTCTCCGGGTGGAACAAAGACACTTCGATCATCAGCGGCATAGAGATATACGCCTCGCGCCCCAGACTATACGCGGACACCAACTACCTCAAAGGGGATATAGGCGCTGAAGACGGCCCTCCTGCCACCAGCACTAAATACATAATGGTGGCATATACCGAAGTGCCCACCGACGAGATGCACCTTGACAGGCAGCTCCTTTACCTTCAAAAGAGCTACAGGATGGAGGAGCTGGCGGAGGGGGCGAAGTTCGACCTTACCTTCGGCGGCGACACACAGACCACGGACAAGACCCTGGAGGTGGACCCCGGCATGATGGAACGCACCGGAAAGATACTCTCCTATAATGCACGGTTCCATTTCTATGCATCCAACAGGCGCACCTATCTCGGCATGCCGCAGTTTGCCGTCATGGAGGAGGCGCAATCCGCGTTCAGTTACAAAGTGTTCTGCCGTTACAAGTCGGCGGACCGGAGCATCCTCGTGTATCTGGGACCGCTCAGCGGCGAGGCCGGCGACATGCGTCCCGTCCTCGACAACGAATACCAGGTGACGGTAATCCCGTCACTTGACATCAGCGAGGTCATCTTGCTGAGACACATCACGCAGGGGGACCAATACGCCGTCTACACCTTCACCATGCAGCCTGCGGAGGCGTACAACTACTCCATCTGCCTCGGCTCGCCGACAATCGAAATAGAAGATGACCGTCCGGAGGAACTCGTCACGGCGGAGAGCGCGGGGGTGGTATCGTTCATCGACGAGGCCGAGCCCTCTGCGCTCAATGTCACGGAGCAGTACAACCCCTTCGTGTTCAAGGTGCAGCACTCGTACCTCATACCGGGGGAGATACTGGATGTGCAGCCGCAGCTCGTGGCCGTGGCGGACATCAGCATAGGCAACGCCCCTCTGGACATCTTCACCACCAGAGGCGTGTATGCCCTCCTGCAGGGCAACGGCACTGTGCTCTACGGCGAGACGCGCCCTCTCTCGGACCTCATATCCAGCAGCAACAGCGCGGTGACCGACGGCGGCACCTTCATCCTCGCCTCCGGAGCGTTGTGGGCCGTAGCCGGTCTCTCCGTGGTGCTGGTGAGTGACGCCCTGCAGCTCGGCCCCCACATGTTCATCCGTTCCAACACAAACGGCTACGGGGCGCTCTGCAACAACAGCGAGAGCGACAAGGTATACGACATCTCCGCTCTTGAGTCCCAGGTCTCCTTCGAGAGCTACAGCGAGGGTGCGGCGATATGCTACAACCGTTTCCGTGACGAGCTGCTGATAAGCAACCCCGCCTACCGCTACTCCTATGTGCTGTCGCTGAAGCACCGCCAGTGGTTCAAGGTGGACGGCACCTTCTACCAGGAGCAGCCGGGCACCGACACCGCCGTGACCACCACGGACCGCATCCCTGCGGGCACAGCCTTCCTGCTCGGCGACCTTGACAACGCCGGCATAGAGGAGGGGGCCACGGTGAAGATAACCGTCTCTGTCGCCGGCACGACACGCACGATGACCTATACCGTCACGGATGACGACATAGCGCAGGGCAAGATAAACGAGAGTGTCGCCGAGGCGTGGTTTGAAGGCGGCTATGCCGACTATGTGCAGGCGGAGGTATACGGAGACTACGGTCTGCGCATGTACTTCCCCGAGGATGTCATAGGTACGGACCACTACACCTACTCGTTGGATGCGAGCCCTTACACATGGCTTCCCGAGACGACGAACTACATAGCGCGGGATCTGCTGTCCTTCTCCACGGAGGACCCGACGGGCAGCATCCTCGTGCATCTGCAGTCACGCCCGATAACCTTCGGCTCGCAGTACAGCAAGATAAGGCGGGTGGTGCAGCAGGTACGCACGGACCTCACTGCAGAGAGGAGGACCCTCACCGTGGCCCTCTACGGCAGCGACGACCTGCAGGACTGGCGTCTGCTTGCCTACGGCAACCGCACCGGCGGCAGGCTCAGCCAGGTACGCACCACCCCTGCGGCACGCTCCTGGAGGTACTACACCATAACGATAGGGGGCAGGGTGCCCGCCGACACGGACTTGGGGCCCCTGCTGATAGACTTTGACATGATAACGAGGAGGATAGGATGATACTGATAGGCATAGACACCGGCACGGACACCGGACTGGCGGTATGGGACACCGCGACGAAGAAACTCCTTGAGTGCACCACGCTCAAGCTGCACATAGCACTGTGGAAGGTAAAGGACCTCGCCGACACCTACGGCAACATTGCCGTGTACTTCGAGGATGCACGCCTGCGCAAGTGGATACCGCAGGACCCTTCCTACTCGCGCATGAAAGGCAGGCTCCAGGGAGCGGGCTCCGTCAAGCGTGACAGCAAGATATGGGAGGACTTCTGCAAGGACCTCGGGGTGGAGTACCACGCCATAGCGCCCAAGGATAACATGACCAAGGTATCCGAAGACCTCTTCAAAGCCATAACGCACTGGGAAGGACGCACCTCCGAGCACGCAAGGGACGCAGCCTTCCTCGTCATAAACAGATAAGCACACCATGGCAAAGAAACACGACATAGCCTACGCCAACGACCTCCTCCAGAAACTCTCCGAGTGGCAGCAGGAGGACCCGAAGAAACGCTCCGTACTCGGCCTCGCCATGTGCGATGACGAAAGCGAGGATACCATCTACTCCGTAAGCGCCACCCTCCAAGGCGGCAGGACAAGACTATCCTACGGCATGGCTGACTTCATAAGACGCAACAGCGACCTCACTGCCATACTCCTCACCGCCTTCCTCAACAACAAGCAGACACCCAACAGAGATAACCGCTACTTATCCTAACTAAACTCATCTCTCTCTTTTCTCTGCCAACGCCCCCTGAACGGTCTAACGCCCTACAGGGGGCATACCTTTCCCAGTACCTAAGCATGCTTATATGGGACCCACTATTTCCCCCACAAATCACACCTTTTAGGGGGAGGACTTTCTTTCTTTCTACTTTCTTTCTTCAAGAGGGGGTTTTATTCCGAGCAAGAACTTCCCCTCTTGAATCAAGAAAGTAATCTCCTATCGGCTTCCAGCCTCCAGGTTCGTCACCTCACCCGGAGCTGAATGCCTCCGATCTGACAGGAATCACCAACAACAGGAAGAAGGGACTTATCTGGAGTTTTATCTGGGGATTTATCTGGGTTTAGCTATTGATACTATCCGCAAGCCCCCAATAAGCATGCTTATAAAACCCTGGGTCCTCCTTACACGGACGCATACATACACGCATGCGAGGGCGGAGAACCTTTTTCTTTTGCGTATCCTCGGTGCAAGACAAGTGCAAGATTCCTCTCCTTTCTTGTATCTGCCTATGTGTCAGACACTTACAAGTGTCTCTTTTGCCTAATAAGCAAGGGGTCTATACTTGAGGGAAGAAAGAGTGATTTTCCATGTAACAAAATTGTTACTTTTGGGGTTAAGTGACTGGTTTTGCGGGACTTATGTCCCTTTATTGTAGTAAATCCTCTCTCCTCAAAATCAATAAGTAAGCCCTCCTTGATATGTCCCCGACTGGAGGGAAAACGATGCTGCAGGAGAGCCGACTGGAGTGGAGAGAGAGAAGGGGAGAGGGATGACTGGAGAGAGCATCTTTTTCTTTTCCAGAATCTTTTCTTTTTCTTCCTTGATCCCTCCTTTCCTTTCCTTGTTGGGTGGCGTTGATTTGTGTCGTCGAGGATGCAGCCGTGAGGACTGGAGAAGGGGACAATTTGGGTGTTGAGACTGCAAAGGAGAGAGAGACAAAGAGTAAGAGAGAAATAAACAAAGAGAGAGAGAAGTTTTTCGGCTCTGCAGTGCCGTAGAAAGGCGATTTTGAAAAAAGTTTGAAAAAATATTTGGAAATGTGAAAAATACTCCCCACCTTTGCAACCGAAGCCCGACAATGAGGGGTTTCCGAAACAAGCAAAAACGACCAAACCAAAACACACAAGAATATGGAAAAGTACAACTACAAGGAAGCAGTCCGCGAAGATATTCGTCAGTACTGCATTGACAACGACATTAAGGTAACCGCAGACAACCGCGAAGAGATTGAAGAATCGCTCTTTGACGACCTTTTTGTTTCGGATTCCGTGACTGGCAACGCGAGTGGCTCTTACACCTTCAACGCATACCAAGCAGAGGAAAACCTCTGTCACAACCACGACCTTTTGCGCGAAGCACTGGAGGCGTTTGGTTACACCAACGGACTGCGCTACCTTGACGATAAGGGCGCAGAGGCAGAGGATGTCACTATCCGTTGCTATCTACTTGCCCAGTGCCTCAGCGAGGTGCTGGATGAACTGGAAGAAGAAGCCGAAGAAGAGACCGAAGACTAACCCCTTTGGCGGGGCGAGGCTGACCCCTTACCCCGCTACCAACAAACCCCAAAAACACACAACCATGAAAAAGACCTTTATCATTCTCGCCATGCTTGCGGTAGCCGTGAGCGCGAGAGCCAACGACAACACCACCACCTACAAGCGCGAGGGCACGACCTTCAGCAAGGACACAAGCAAGCAGACACTCGCCAAGAGCGACACCCCCACCGCCTACACATGGAAGGATAGCAAGGGCAATGAATACCCGATTATCCTTCACACCTACACCCGAGGCGAGAAGGCGGGCAGGGTTACTGCCTATGTCATCCGCACCAGTGCCAAGACTGGCAACCAGTATAAGTATTACCTCCCCGAAGGGGAAGCAATCGCAAAGGAGATACTCGCAGAAACCAAGTAAAGGAGGACACGATTATGGCACTTACCTACAACGGCACGACAATGGGCACAATCCGAATCGCCCAAGAACTCGGAGGCAAGACTTACAAGTACGACCTTCAGATACGGCAGAGCAACTGCCTCGCCGTCATCCTCTATGTACGCAAAGCCACGGCAGAGGAACTCGCCAAAAACCCCACTGGCAAATGGTTTCACCAACTGCATACCTTCTTCGCGGATGAGCAACACATGAAGAACATAATGAAGCACGAAAAGACCATTCTTGACCCCATGGACAAGGTTATCAACTGCCGTCTCAATCTCTACTACAAGGAGTGCAACACCCTGCTGAAATACTTTGTCCGCTCGGGCTATAAGGTCACTTGCTACTACGAACAACCCAAAGCCAAGTAACGCCCCATGAGACTATCCGATGCCGACCTCTGCCGCCAAGATGCGGAACGAGCCTACAACGCCCTTTGGAGCATCCGCCACGCGATTGAGCGGGCAACCTACAAGGACGACCTCGCCAACCTCTGCCCCGCAGACCTCCGCAACCTCGTCCTCAAAGTGAACGAACTAACGAACAACGCCCTATGACACAACACCAAGCAACCAACGCAATTGTCGCCTACTGCAAGCGCGAAATTGACGACTACGACCTCCGTGCCGACCTTGCCATGTCCAGAGCATGGCGCGAACATATCCCCTGCGACTACGCAGACCCCTTCCTCGCGGATGAAATCAACAACAAGATTGAGGAGTGGTGCGAAGACCACGACTGCCCCTCCTTGATTGACGACATTACCGCAGACGACATAATCCTCAACTCCTAACACCATGGAAGACCTGCTCATCACTGATGCGAGAGGCTATCGCACAAGGTGCAACCCCTCCAACCGCATAGCAATCAAGAATGCCGTGTGGAGCATGACCCAAGACATAGGACTGGCGGACGACATAGCAGACTGGAGCGAATGCGCCTCCCTCGGCTATTCCAACACCTACAAGGTGCACCGCCTCAAGGTGGAGATTGTTCCCGCCCTTGCCTATTGAGCCCCTTGGCTTGTGGTGGCTGACCCTGCCACAAGCCCCCAAGAACACAACCAAACAAACAAGCATTATGAACTACGACAACGACATTTTCGGTGGCTTCAACGAGGTTGAAGACATGCCGAGCCTTGAGGAGTTTGAAGCCCTCGCACAAGAGGAGCAGACACCCGCAGAGGAAACCCCCGCAGTGCAGGAAGACACCAAGCCCGCAGAGCAGGAGAAGAAACCCGCCAAGCCCAACCCCTACGAGGAGGTCATCCTCGCGGAGATGAAGCGCAGAGCGCAGACCGATGCGCAGATAGCGCAGGGACTGGCAAGCCCCGACAAGAGCATCTCCGAGTGCTTCCAGTATGTGACCAAGCAGGCACGCAAACAAGCCACTGGCAACTGCGCCATGGTAGCCGATGCGGTCGTCTATGGGTGGGCAGTTCACTACTACACCGAGAGCAAGGCAGAGATTGACAAGGAACTCAAGCCCGCACCCAAAGCCAAGGCGACAACCAAGCAGGAAGCGAAGAAAGCCCCCGCCAAGAAGCCCGCCTTCTCGCCCACTTTGACCGCAAAGAAAAGTTCACATGATCCTGCGGATTCCGACAAGATGAAAAAGATGCAGAAACTCCTCCAACTCTCACTCTTCAATTAGCCATGAAACCACGCAACACACAAGAAAGGGAACTGCAACGGATGCACGAATCCCTCCCCGCACTCACAATGGCGCAGATGAACTGGATTCTCGGGCAGGACTGCGAATACTGCCTAAAAGAGCACGCCAAGACCAAGAGAATGGTATGCGGGAACAACTACTACGCAGTCATCACTACCCACAAGGGTTGGCAGGTAAGCCGTTACTATCTCATCCAGTCTCACACCACGAAGAACGGCTATGAGATGCAGTCTCTGACCGAGGTCTCGCAGAGGTGGATGCAGGTGGATGAGAACGGCAAGATGCGACTCTATATCTACGAACTGCCCAAGCTAATGTGTTGGCACTGGTTGTCACAACCATATTCCTTGTCCGCACCCCTCTCGCTCAAACCATGGAGCGCGGGTTGGAATAGGAGCGGTCGCACCTATTTCAGCATGGCAGACTACCAGATATGCCCCAACCGCAGATTCGCAAAGGCTATCGTGGATGCAGGACTGGCGAAGGGCTTCGGCAGATGCGATGAAATAGAACTCTACAAGGATGCGGAACACCAACTGAAGGACATAAAGGGGCTTCGGTTATCCAAGAAGGGGCTACAAAAGGCGCAGAAGAGATGCTATCTGCCCTCTATTACCGAGACACTATTCAAGACTGGCGAGAAGGCACTCGCGCAGTTATCCATGAGCAAGACCGCCTACGCAGGGATGATACGCCAGTACTGGCAGTCCTTCCTTGTCGCAAAAAGGCACGGATTGCGCATGAAAGACTGGCAGATGTGGCTTGACTATGTGCACGACCTTGATGCCCTCGGGAAGGACATTCACTCGCCCAAATACCTTGTCCCTGCAGACCTCGGCAAGGCGCACGCCAAGACCACGGAGAAACTCGCCAAAATCCGCAAGGCGCAACTCGCGGAAATGGAGAGGGCAAGGATAGCGAAGGAGGAATCCGCCTACGCGAAACGCATTCAGCCCTACCTTTCCCTCGTCATCGTCACAAAAAAGAGCCACCTCTCTATCGCTCCGCTACCTTCCGTGCAAGCATTCTACGAAGAAGGCGAAGCCATGCACCACTGCGTGTATAATGGGGGCTATTACAAGAGAGACGACTCCCTCATCTTGTCAGCGAAGGACGAGAGCGGGAATAGGGTGGAGACCATAGAAATCAACACCAAGACCTTGCAGATAATACAAAGCAGGGGAGTGTGCAACCAGTATTCCCCCTTCCACAAAGAGATAGTCAAGACCATGGAAGCCAACATGTGGCAGATAGAGAATGTCGCCACAAGGCAACGCATGGCATGTTAAACCCCAAACACCATACTACCATGAACGGAAAATTCTATGTTATCCTCTACCGCAGGATAGGCTCACAAGAGTGGAGCACATTTGAGGAGACCGAATATACGGAGACCGAAGCCAATGCCGAACTCCGACACCTCAAAGCACTGGATAGTCCCTACCAGTTCCGCAAGAAATGCGTATACAATGGTCCAGTCTGCAGGGTCTCTGCAACTGGCTATATCTACCGATAATGCTTGTTTGGTGGCGGGGGTCTGACCACCCCCACCACTCCCAGTTAACCATTAAACCATTACCATTATGAAACTCTACCAACACACCACGGACGGAGGAGCGGAATACCTCTCCATCAACCCCGAAGGGGCAGACTTCTACAAGGGAGTCATAGCCCGCACGGACGGACAAGAACTTGAAATCTACACCGATGCGTGCAAACAACTCGGCATAACACTCAACATTTGCTTATGAAACCAACTGCAAGAATCAACCGCATCAATGCGGAAATCAACACCCATTTCCCCACCAACAACGATGCGTGGTGGGTAAGCAACGAGACTGGAGCAGACCTCGGCACGATAACCCTGCATAGGGGCTACGGAGGGGACGACATAGACCCCACCGAGGTAGCGAGGCGCATAATGCAGACCGAGCGCAGTGTCCGTGCGGTCTACGACAACAACAACTGCAGAATCTACCTACGCCATGCTGACTGACCGCTTCCTTGCCGTGGGCACATTCAATAGGCATCCGGTACTGGAGCGGGAGCGGGTCTCCCTGCATGTGGGACACCCGCTCAACCAGTTGCAGGAGCGGTGCTACGCAAGGCATGTACGAAGGCTCTACGCCATAGTGGGCGAGTGGTGGGACACCTACCGCATCCGATACATGGACGGCAGGGAGGAGACCGCACGCCTCAAGCGAGGGGAGGTCTTCCCAGTGATACGCAGGAGGTGGCATGGGCAGCTTGACACATACCATGTGTGCACCATACTCCCCACCAGTCCCGCATGCTCCTTCAGCAAGAAGCACTATCCCTTCGTGCCCGCGCTCTCGGAGTTCCTCTACCTCAAGGACTTGACGGATGCCAAGGACATGTACCCGAGCAAGCAGGGCAGATAACCCCGCTTGCTTTTCTCGTTTATTCGGTGTAATTTTACTACCCCAACCAAAACAATGGATATATGATACGCAAGAACAAATCAATCGCATCCCAGTTCAGGGAGATGCAGATAGGTCAGACCATTACGATAGGCGCACGGAGCGGTATCCCCATAAAGACACTGGAGACCACGGCACGCAGGCTCAAGAAGGAGGGTTACTGGTACTCACTCTCCGTTGTCGGGCTTCCCAAGGGCGCGTGCGCAGTGACCCGCATCTATCCGCGCCCCGCAAGGCGTGCTTACCAGATCGTGGTGCACAAGGCGGTCTTCAACGAGCCCGAGGGCATTCGCTTCGGTGCGACCGAACTCACACTGGACTACTCCCTTGACGGAGAGGAGCACAAGGGCGAGCGATTCCCGATAATCTACGACCAGTACGAATACTGGCAGCGCAAGATAAGACTGCAGGGCGAGGAAGCCGCCAACAGGTACATAGCAAAGCTGATAGAGGACAGCCTCCAGTGAGCATGGATGATAGCCTCATAGCCCAGGGGCTTGCCGCTATAGACAAGAGGGCACGCAAGTACCGGAGCCTCGCTTCCCGAGAGAGCTGCCGTGAGCGCAGGGACATGTACACCCACATCGCTATCGGACTGGAGCTGGCGGTACTGGAAATCAAACGGCAATGTAAAGTAATGCTTTAGATAAATCCCCGAAACCCATTGTGGTATTGGGGATTATTTGTATATTTGTATGTAACAAATCGTTTTTCAATCATACTCAAGTACTGGGAAGGTCGGTCGCAGTGATGTGCCCGACCTTATTCTTTAGCCAGTAAGCAAGTAAAAAAGAAACGGATATATCTAAAGTGCAACTTCAAATAAATTCCCCGAAGCCATTGTGGTTTCGGGGAATTGTTGTATATTAGCGGTTGGAATTTTCAATTCGTTGTGTTTGTCATTATACACGAGTTTTGGTTGTGTGTGTAACTTAGTTTTTAGGGTTGGGCGGTTGCTGTGAAGCACCCGCCTTTTTCTTGTCATGATGTAGCGATATGATAACAACCAGTGCGACAATGGCGACTAATCCCATCAGCATATAATCTCCGGTCTTGAAGCTATCAAATACGAGAGCATCCACGAACCAGAACACAGCACAACCAAGTGCGCACGCGATGAAAAAGAAAATGATGGACATCGCAAGCCTTCCACTCCGACTTCCGATGAATGTTAGCACTGCGGCCAAGGCTCCTAATACCATACCGCATGCCTCAAATGTGAATTGCCAGTGCGCGTATACCCAACGGTAAGAGCAGATACCCACCAATACGACCACGTCGAATAGCCAGAACGCTACCTTGTCAAATAGTGAATATCGTGTCTTCATAGCTTCTCTATTAGCCTCGCTATCTGGCGATCCTTCTCCTCTATAATGGAAAGGAACTTACCTATTATTTCCTTGTCGTTGGTAATTACACCAGAGCCGTTTCCGTGTATGGCAAGGGAGGACATATCTTTAATGCCCACATCTTCCCCGACAAACATTTCCCCCCTTCCAGTTAAAAGCCAGTCTGCAGACAAGGAAGGATATGCGAGTAGAATTTTTTCAATACTATCGGACGCCATACCTTTTCTGTCCTTTTTGCATTTCCCAATAAGGCCAACAGAAAGATTTGCCTTTACTGTTAGTTGGTTGTCATTGATACCTTCTGCATTCATAAACGCTTCCAGGCGGTCAACAAATTTTTCCATGTTGTCTTGAAAAATTACTATAAAAAATGTTTGTATATTGAAAAAAAACTATATCTTTGCATCGTAAACAACCCGAAAACAAGTAAGCCAAATTGTTTACAGCGAAAGTTTAATATGCAAAGTAAAGAAAATAAACCCATTGACGCAAGAAGGTTACCCGAAATCTTCCGCTCTCTTTCTGACACCGAAAAGCAGGAATTGCTTTCCCTCATAACCGCCAAGACGGGCGTCTCCCGCATGGCTATCAACTACTGGATAAGAGGAGAGCGCACCCCCCGGACATTATCCGTTAAGCGCGACATCGCAGACGCCGTGAAAAAAGTTGTCGGCGTAAGAGTATCAACCATAACCTTATTCCCGTAATGAATCCCCTTGCAACATCGCAGATAGACCCGAGGGGTCTCTATCAGCAGGCGGACATAGCGCGTATCACCGGAACGAACTATTCCACGGTGTACCGTTGGCTCCGCTCCGGCAAGCTGGCTTTCTCCATCCGCAGGGGAGACAACCGCCCTGTGGTCAGAGGCAGGCACCTGATTCAATTTCTAAACCCCAAATACTGATTCACTATGGACGCCAATCCCAACAGCCAGGCAGCGACATCGCAGAAGGTCGCAATCATCGCCTACCTCAACAACGGAGGCACACTCACCAAGAAGAATGCAGCCCAGCTCTTCGGAGCGGAAGACTACCGCAAGCGCATAAGCGAGCTGCGCAGAGCCGGCTACGACATCCGCGACCGCTGGATAACAGGCATGAACAGATACGGACACAAGGAGAGGTACAAGGAATACTACCTCGTGCCCGTACTCCCGTTCTAACAACCCTTGGGGGAGTGGTCACTTGGAGTAGGCGGGTCCCGCAAGCCGTTTGGCCATGGTTCAAGTGCGGTAAACCCTTGGAGGTCCGAATCCTCCCTCCCTCGCAAAGTCGCGCAAGCGGCCTTTCCATTTTTAGGATTCTTAATACGCAATCGGGCTCTCCTCGTCGGGAGATGCGGAGAGCCAAACAAGGCGGTGTGGTATAAGTGGTTATAATCGCCCCGAAGACATGCAAGCAGTCAATAAAGCGCCCAAGGGGAGATGCGGGTTCGAATCCCGCCACCGCCACAAGGTTAAACAAACATTTTTATTATGGCAGAGACAACAAAAACAAACAAGACCAAGGGGCTGTACCCCAAACTCCTTGAACTGCAGAGGTCAATCAAGGGCCTCGCAAAGAACGAGAAGGCATACGGCTACGACTATGTGTCCGGAAGCAAACTGCTTTTCTTTGTCCGCCCGCTCATGGATGACCTCGGACTGCTGCTCCTTCCCTCAACGAAGGCTTTCTCCAGTCAGATCGTCAAGACGCAGGAGGCCAGCACCAAGAACGGAAAGCCGGTGCCGGAGAAATACGAGAATCTCGTGACCATCACCAAGACCTTTACCTGGGTGGATGCCGAGACCGGAGAGAAAGAATCCTTTGACTTCACCGCGCAGGGCTGCAACAACTGGGACAAGGGCGCAGGCAGTGCGGAGACATACGCGGAGAGGTACTTCCTGCTCAAGTTCTTCCACATAGCCACTGATGCAGACGATGTGGATGCCATCCACAACGAGCCCGCAGAGCCCGAGCAGCCCCAGCAGCAGAGCGGCTCCCTTGAGGGCTACGGCAGGGGCGGCAAGAAGAAGAAAGAAGCAGAGCCCGAGCCTATCTACAACCGCCTTGACGACATTGAGCCCGGCTTCTATCAGATGCTCGTGGAGAAGCAGGCGGAAGATCCAAACGCATATTGGACACTCGCCGACGGAACGCAGCTCAACACCCTGCAGTTGTTCCACTCCTACGGTCCTACCGAGCAGGAGGTCCAGGACTTCCTCAACAGGGCGGCCAACCATAGAGAGCTATTCGTTAACAATAAATAATCATTCATCATGGGAATATCATATCAGCTATATCAGCTAAGCGAGAGATACCAGGCTCTCATGGACCGCATCGACATGCAGGACGGAGAGGTAGGCGAGGACGATGCCCTGGAGCTGGAGATTACCGAGGACAACCTTGCGGAGAACATCAGCGAGGCATACAAGGCAATCAAGAACATCAAGTGCGTCATCAACGGACTGGACGAGGAGTACAAGGCCATGGGCGCACGCATCAAGAGGTACAAGAAAATCCAGGACCGCATATCCGAGTCGCTCAAGACCTGCCTGCTCCGCATGGGGCGTGACAAGGGCAAATCCTACGGCACTGACAACCACTACGCCTACATCACCTACACGCATCCCGTGGAGGTCAACGAGGAGGCGGCTATAGAGGCGGTACAGGACAAGATTGACGCCTTCGCAGCGAGCCTGCCGGACTACTACAAGGTAGATGTGTCCGTGAGCAAGAGCGACCTGGGCAAGCGCATAGATGCAGGGGAAGTATTCAACTTCGCCATCAAGACCGACAACGCAAACATTCAAATCAAATAACATTATGCAAAAGGTTATCATTTCGGGGAACATCGGCAACGATGCGACCCTCACCCAGGGGCAGAGGCCCCAGTACCGCTTCACCGTCGGCGTATTCAACGGCAAGGACGGGCAGGGCAACAGCGAGACGGCATGGTACACCGTCTTCTGCCCCACCTTCGCATGGGTCGAAGGAAGGCTGACCAAGGGGACGAAGGTCTCCGTCATAGGCACCCTCAAGCCGGGGCTCTATGTGAGCAACGACGGCCAGTCCAAGCTGGACCTCACCGTCAATGTGGACAGCATCGAAATCTTTGACGGGGCGGCGGGTGCTCCCTCCAACGGAGGCGGCTATCCTCCGCAGGGCTACCCCCAGGCCGGCTATCAGCAGGGCTATCGTCAGGGTATGAATCCCGTGGTGGCGGCAGGTGCCGCCGTGGCAGCGCAGAACGCCTACCGGCAGAGCACGGCTCCCCGTGGCGTCATGCCGAGGCCGGCTGCCCCGCAGGGAGGAGAAGACTTACCTCTTTAATCCGCAGGAGATATGCCTAAGTTCCGCATACGCAAGCAGGATGGTCGTCTGGACTGGGGACGGTTGCCCGAATGGGTCCGTTCCCTGCCCGACGGCGACTACATGCTTGACGGAAAGCCCTGGCCCAAGCTCCGCACCCTCGATCAGAACGATTACTACTGGGGCGTGGTGATGCCCATCTGCCTCTCCGGTATGATAGACGCGGGCTGGGAGGGTATCAGGGACACGAAGGAGCTGCATGAACTCTACAAGAGCTGGTTTACCAGGCAGACCGTGGTCAACAAGTTCACGGGCACGCAGGAGACCATCCCCGCCTCCACAAGAGGCATGACGACCAAGGAGTTCAGCGCATTCGTGGACATGGTGCGCGACTATGCGGAAGAGTATCTCAATGTGAATATACCGGAGCCCGAAAGAGGCGAGAAGAAAGGCAGGAGGTAGAGCGATGTTCAAGTGGATTAAGATAGACGAGGCATGCATGGCAATGGGGCAGAAGGAGCGCAGGCTCTGGCTGACACTCCTCTCCCTTGCCGGCTACGACGGCTCCGTATCAGTGAGCAAATCCACACTCTCCCATCTTACCGGGCTCTCCGCGCAGGAGGTCAAAACGGCACTCAAGCAACTAATTGCCAACCAATTCATCAACCAATTAGCTAACCAATTAGGGGCCAAAGGAAAGACAAACCTAATTATTTATGATGCAAGTAGTTACATCGTTCAGCGAAAGCCTTACTTTAAGGGTGCTAACCAATTAGCTAACCAATTTGCCAACCAATTACCAACCAATTCCGTTGTAACTTGCGATGATACCCAAAAGACTACTACTGCTATACCAGTGATGTCTTCTACTCAGGCAAAAGAAACCCTTCCCAACATCACCCATAACAACATACCCCCCGTAATACAGGGTATTACTGCCCCCCTTGCTTCTTCTCCCTCTTCCCCTTCCAAGAAAAGTGGCAAGACCAAGCAGGAGTTCGCACCGGGGGTTAGCCTCACGCAGGAGGAGTACGGCAAGCTGGTGTCGGAGTACGGGGAGGGGGATGCCAGGGGAGCGATAGACTACCTCGCAGGCTACAAGGTGGAGAAGGCGTACAAGAACAAGGACGACTATCTCTCGATACGAAGGTGGGTGATTGATGCCTACCACCGACAACAGCAGGAACGCAGCAGGATAGCAAACAACAATGGACCGAAGAACGCAACAAGACACAATCAGGATGTACTCAGAAGATTTAATTCCCAGTTCAACCCCGCAGGCATTAGCCCGGATGAACAATGACATATCGACACCGGAGGCTCTCGCCGCCCTGCGCGAAAGCGGGCTGATACCCTTCTATCGTCAGATCCCGAGGGACGCGAGGCTCCAGTGGCTCGGCGGCAGGGTGGTGAGGCTCAACCAGCTCCTGCATAAGGAGACCGTGGACGAGTACCTCAATCAGGATGTACTGGCGTTGGACGAGAACATCATGGATGAGCTGCCGCTCTCCGCCCTGACACTGGATGAGATTGGCGAGGCTTGGGACAGAGGGGTGGCCGGTGCCTACGGCCCCTACTACGGCGTGAACATCCTCTCGCTCATGAACTTCCTCCGCGCCTATCTGGATACGCCGAAGAAGCGCGAAGCGACGAAGATACAGCAGGCTCACAACAAGGAGAGGGAGAGGGCGGCATTGAGTGAGAGGATGTGGCGCGAGGTCCAGGAGCGCATACGCAAGGAAAGAGGGCAGAAGGATGGCGCATAGCTGGATTGACGGCAAGGCACCGAACTGCGACGCCTGCGGCTGGCTCGGCACGGGCACCTTCCCCGACGGAACGCCATACGAGGTATGCAGGTGGTTCGCCAACATCTTTCACGACACCACCGACGAGCCCTGCGACAGTTACACATCACCAGACGGAGTGAGACGATATATGGAACTTAACGAAGAACGAACAAGAAAAAGGAGATAACTATGGCTTGGCAATACGAACATCTCGGCCCCCGTAGGGAGGACTACGATACCGAGGAGGAATACCAGAACGCGCTGGATGCCTATGAGCAGGCGAAGGATGACTACTATGAGGCCCGCGAGGAGGAACGGCAGATAAGGGACTATTATGGAGGATAGAACGGATGGCTACTTTTGACAAATACCTGCGCTCGTTGAGTGAACTGCTCAACACCGCACACGAACTCGGCTTCACGGCGCAGTCCGTGGCGAACGATCTCATTGTCCTGGAGAAAGTGCCCGGCAAGGCGACCTACCTTAAGGCCCTTGCCCTGCTGGGCGCGGCCAGTGGCGCGAAGAAGAAACTTAATGTGAAACTATGACGGCATCGGAACTGCGGCGGCTGTTCGCCTGCCTTGAAAGCATACGGGCGGAGAGCCTCAAGCCCAAACAGAGGAAGTATCGCATATACAACCTGTGCGACCGGGCCGCGCTTATCCTCAAGAAAGTAAAGAAAAGAGAAACGATATGAAAGCGATTATTGTATTCGGCGTGCTGATAGCGGCATGCGTGGTATGGCAGTTGGTCCTCCGGCGCAGGGGCGTGTTCCTCTGGGAGGTTCTGCCCAATGATGAAGTGTGGGAAATACCAATGACAGGAGACAGCGATGATTAGTCAGGCATTATACTCCTCCGCCTCCGTGGAGTGGGGTACTCCAACTGCGCTGTTCGCGGAGCTGGACCGGGAGTTCGGTTTCACTCTGGACCCCTGCTCCACTCATGAAAACGCCAAGTGCGAGAAGCATTACACCAAGGAGGAAAACGGCCTCTCACGCAACTGGGGGGGGGAGAGAGTATTCTGCAACCCGCCGTATGGCAAGGCCATCAAGGACTGGGTGCGCAAGTGCAGCGAGGAGGCGTGCAAGCCAGGCACCCTGGTGGTCATGCTCATACCGGCAAGGACGGACACGGCCTGGTTCCACGACTATATCTATCACAAGGTGAAAGAGATAAGATTCATACGGGGGAGACTGCATTACAACGACGGCAAGCAGGCAGCTCCCTTCCCAAGTATGGTAGTAATTTTTTAACGACAAAACACAATGGAAAAGTTAGACGGCAAATCACTTATGATTGGCGACTGGGTGCGCGGCACTGCGACTTTAGATGCGGAGTGGTACGACTGGCAGTTCGCGCCCGGAGAGTGTGTCCAAGTGCGGAGCATCCTCCATACGGGTATAAACTACGAAAGCAACGGGGGTACGGAATCTTTCGAGGATGATACCATCCGCTATGATGACATCGAGCCAATCCCCCTCACCCAGGAGATCCTGGAGAAAAACGGATTCTCATTCACTGGTAGCGGCCAGCGCGACATGATGCTTGCCACGCCCTTCGGTATCGCTGGCGACCGCTATAATATCTATGTCGGTCTAAAGAAGAAGACGATAGAGGCATTTGTTGCTTTTGTGAACACCGAGAGCAAGGCCGGATGGCGAAAGCACAACAGCACACTTTTAGAGGTAAGCGGACCTTATGTCCATGAACTCCAGCACTGCCTGAAACTATTAGGTATTGACAAAGAAATAGTATTGTAATATGGACTACGAAATAAAAAACATTATGACAGATTACACAGGAAAGAAGGTTATCATCCGCGCCGACCGCGCTGGCGTGTTCTATGGGACACTGGCCGCGAAAGAGGGTGCAGAAGTGGAACTTACCAACTGCCGCCGCATCCACTACTGGGACGGCGCGGCAAGCATCAGCCAGCTGGCGAAGGAAGGGGTGACGAACCCGCACTCGTGCCGCTTCACCGTCACGGTGGACAGCATCGTGGTGCTGGGAGTTATCGAGATTATCCCCTGCACCGAGGACGCCTGCAAGAACATCGAAAGCGTGCCCGTATGGAAGCGATAGAGAAATTTTTGGCAGTTGATACCGGCTCCGGCGACGGCTCCGGCTACGGCGACGGCTACGGCGACGGCTACGGCTCCGGCTACGGCGACGGCTACGGCGACGGCTCCGGCGACGGCTACGGCGACGGCTCCGGCTACGGCGACGGCTACGGCGACGGCTACGGCTCCGGCTACGGCTCCGGCTCCGGCTCCGGCTCCGGCATAAAATTCTTTAACGGCCAGCGCGTCTATATGATTGACGATACGCCCACCATCATCGAGCAGGTGAAAGGGGCCGCCGCCCGTGGCTTCATC